TTATTTGCCTGCGCCATCCATTTGCTGAGATTCGAGTTGCTCTGCGATTTTGTCCTGAACGGCATTGTATGCTGAGCTTGCTGGCATTTGCAGCCTCACATCAACCCAGCGCCCCTCTGGAATGTCAAAAGCCTCACCGGCAATGATCCCTCCAGTTTCAAAGTCAAGTTTTGGCTTGAATACTTTTAAAAGAATACCCTCAAGCCCCTCCGTGACCTCAACAAAGCAAAGTCGATTGCCGTTGATGTCTTTCGGCACCTCGATCTGCCACCCATCCTGTGCGAGACCGTCAGAGCCGGAAATGCGATATCTCCCATCACCCAGCTTTTCGATATCAACACCTTCCGCCTCTTCATTCACCGCACCGCTGCCGGAGATTTTAAACGAGTCAGTAAACTCGCCGCTCATAATTGACGTGTCTGCTACCAGTCGTGCAATTGGCGAGGCGCGCTTGATGAAGCCTGAGCCATCAACAGTTGTATTTTTAGTAGTCCAGACCCTGTAGGCACCGAAGAAGACGTTGTTAATGTTCGCCGCAACTGTAAAATTACCTTGTGTATCTATCTGAAGGTGACTATACCAGCGTCCATCGGCTCCATTACCGGATACATCCTGATTAGAGAGCGTAAGTACAGTCCCCCACTGGCTGGGGCTTCCCCACAAATTGTTGTTATATGTAGTAACTCCTGGATACTGCCAGTTATCCCCTGGATTCACAAATGAGGAGGTGAATATCTTCCTTAGAGTAGTTGCGTCAGAGGATAACTTTCCGTTGATAGAGGAGACAATTGAATTCCAGGATGGACCTGAGTACTGCATGCCATCTGGCAAAGTGACGGTGATATTGCCAGCTGCACTGTAGACCTGCTGCCAGTTAGCCTTATCAAGGTTTAGGCCTCGAATAGTCTTAGCCACATCTGCAGCTACCTGCGCCGTAATTCCAACGAGAGCAGCGTTAGGCACTGCAGTCCAGGCTATGCCCGAAGTTGTTGGCCCATTATACGCCGTGATAAGCGTCAGGCCTGTTGCAGACGCGACGGACTGAACGCCTAGCGTATAAGTAACGCCGCCAACCACTGCGACTATAAAATCATTTGGTTTCAGCTCTGAGGTAAAGCTCGTTCCGGAGCCGGTCACAGTTGTTGAATTATTGGTGAGTGTAATAGTGCCTGCTGGCATAGTTTTCTCCGGGCAATAAAAAACCCGGCGCAGTGGCCGGGTTATATAGAGGTCTGAGGGTCAGAAATAGTAACTTGCATCGATACAGGGAAGCTGGCAAGAAGCCTGCACTGCCTTGGGGTATTGATAAAGCGCAACCTCTCTTCCCGTAGATCTGGCCCGGGCAGAGCTAATAGCGTTGCCGTTCATTTTCATCCCGGACTCAAGGCATTTCCTGAACGTATATATGTTTGTGTTACGGGAATAATCCCCTCTCTGAACCCCTAAGCTGCAGAGAGGGACCATCGGCTGGGATACTGAGCCCGTTGGGCTGACCCACGAAAGGACCTCCCCGGTTGAGTCATCATAGTTTTCGTATGCCCCCATGTCATAATATGCATCCGGCCACATGACAGGGGGGTATTTACTGGAGTAGGTAATCTGGTTAGATGCATTCCTTATTACCATCCCATATCCTGATGCGGGTAATGATGGTGAAAATCCGCAGGATACGATGACAATCTGCACGTTATTTACCGTTCCGCCCTGAGCTGAACCATCTACGCTGCCGAACCCGGTATATGTCCTTATAGCGTTAGTCGAACGGTCAAGGTAAAGCGGCGTGTCAGTGTTCGACCATCTGGCAAAGATTATATAGCTGCCCATATTCAACACATCTGAGGGCACATACCACTCACCACTGATATTCACCGTAGCCCGATATGTGACAAATCCGAGGTAAGAAACATCCCCTATTTCCATGAAATTGGAGCCGTTGGTAATTCTTACCCCGTATTGCACAGCAGGGTTAGCTGCATAAGAAACCGAAAACACATCAGCATAACCAGCCTCCACAGCCTGTGGCGTTGTGGTGTTCGGGTTTATATATCTGGCGTTGAAATACAGGGTATTTCCACTAAACGATATGCTTTTAATGTAAGCCATCGGCGGGCCCGCAGGGTTAGTGCCCTCATAAACCCTGACGAGGTTCCTCGGAACGATTAATGGCTTGCTGTTCGCCGGCTGAGATTTAAATCCTCCCGATGAGGTGGCGTTAGCCATCATTGAGGCGCTTCCGAGGTAAGATGCATAACGCATCGATGCATCCAGTATTATTTGCTTCCCGCCATCGTCAGGCGTAATTCTGACTCCATATACGTCAGCCATCAGTACAGTTTCCCCGCCTTAAACCTCTCGACGCCGTTACTGTCGTAAACAGCCAGGCCTGTTTCATTGAGAACGCTCCCGCCTGATGTTCCTGAGCCGCCATATAACTCGAACGACCCGTCTTTACGCATAATCGTTCCTGATTTGCCCCGAACATAATTTGACGAATACCACGACCCGACTTTAGCCAGCGTAATTGAGGCGTAGTTAATCAGCGCGTCATTTATAAATACCTGCCCGTTAATTGCAGCGAATGCCAGCTGATAGCTCTGGTTGTTGGTGTTATAAATTGCGAACGTGTCCGCACTGAATAATGCAAACGACTGGGTAGATCCGCCATTTCCCTCGACACCAAGTTGCATGCCTGCAACGTATTTGACCCCGTTGCTGTCTGTCTGCACTTTAACGCCCCACTGCGCCGAAAGCTTGCCGCTGAGGTCTGCGTATGCGCTTGATACCTGCTGTACGGATGCGGTGTTCTGGTCAGACTGCGCCTGAATTTGATCCATGCGTTGGGCGTATGCCGAATCATTCGTTGCGATAGTCTGTCTGACGCTGATGATATCTGCGCGATTACGTCCGTACGCCTCGAACTGATGATCTACGGAAGCGTCCTGATTGAGCGCGTTCTGCAGTACGGCCTCGATATTCGTGTCGATATTTGAAGACAGGTTATCGAATGCTTCGGATTTTTTTATCTGCTCGTCGATGTAGTCGATTAACTCGCCCGTATCGGTATCACAGATTACTGGCACCTCCACAAACGCTGACGTCCCAAAGGCATTTATGGTTCGCACGTACCAGTAGTAGGTTGGGCCAATCTTCAGCTCGTAAGCAGTCCAGTTGCTGCCTATTCCTGCGCGGCTTGCGTTAGCTTCAACCGTTGCCGGGCTGGTATTGGGTAGCTGAGTGAGTCCTGACGTCCAGAAGTCGAACTGCGTCGAAACGTTTGTGATCTCATTGATGCGGGGGATCATCGTTACAGCAAAGTAACCCTGCTTCTGCTCGACCACAGACGGCGGAGGAGGCGCTTCAATGCTGAATTCAAGGTAGGCCTCAGGAGACTGGGCACCCATCTGATTCACGGCTATGACGTGAGCGGTATAGGTGTCACGCAGCAGGCCGGTCAGCCTGGTAAAAGATCCGGGCACCTGTACAGACATGACCAACTCGCCATCCTTGCGAATAAGCACCTGGTTATATACATACTGCCCGACGTTCTGCCATGAAAGCACCCCCTGAACAACCTGGCCTATTTCCTCGACCGTATATTTCAGGTTCTGAGGCTGCGCAACGCCGCCAGTAGGAAGCTGGGTGAAAGGAGGTCGGTCAATGGGCTGGCCGATTGCATCACCCCACACTTCTGCAGTTTCCTGCTTTAAGGTGAGCTTCACGCCATTTTGAACACCAAAGCTCCAGTCAGTTACGCGCATCTCAACGTCAGTAATGCCCAGTGACGGGAAGTTAACCTTCACATACATGCCCGGGCGATACCGGTAGCCGCTCAGGTTGAGCGTGACGTTCATTGTGCGTGATATACGTGTGCGCTTGAGCTTTATGTCAGCCAGGCGCTGAGCCTGAAACTCGGAGGTCACAAAGCGCAGTTTGAGGTCTTGTGATATTTCCACGCCATCCTCTGTTATCCATTCAGAAACAGAGACGGATGGAAAGTCGACTTCAGAGAAGCGCTGTTGCGGATCGATGAATGTGCCTTTAATGGTGTTCACGCGCTCGGACTGCGATACTTCTGGCATCATCTCAATGTCGCCGGCAAGCTGGCTCTCGGTGATTACCTCTGTTGCTGGCCCGTAATAAGCTCCAACAAGAATGCCATGCTTCCCGGCAATGTAAGTTGCCTCACCGGCGCACGCCGTAAGCATTGCCTCAAGGATACTGGCCTTGTTTTCGCTGAGGTCGAACTCGCCATTGATGGTATAGCGCAGCTCCGTCTGATCACTGGTGCTTGTCACCCTCTCGTCTGAGATGTTCGCAGCTTCTTTGAACTGGTCCCAGTTAATGTCGGAGTCTGGCACCTTCAGGTAATTGCGGTAATAATCCAGGATGCAAAGCGCGGCGTTATTGCTGTAAACCGTGGCGCCGGTTCTGGGGTCATAAACCTTTCTGCCCATCTTCTCGACGGTGATGTTCGGAATGCCCGCGGGGAATTTTTCAGCATCAAACTTCAGCGTCACCCTGAGCCAGCTGATGCCTTTGCCAATCATATCCTCTTTCCATGATGGCGCATTCTGCAGCAGGTATGGATCGGCGGTCTGCCGGTCAATATGCACCTCGTAAGAAGCCTTATCGCCAAACGTGGAGATGTCATTGTCACCCAGATACACCGCGCCTACGCCAGTGATTGGATGTCCGGCAAGCGTAATCGCGAGGTGAAGCAACTCTCCATCTGTCTGCTCTCCTGCCTGCTCCTCAGAAAAGAAGAGCGTGCCAGCGGAAAGAGATTTGCCGTATATAACAGTCTTCGGGCTGGCCGCGGCGCGCAGAACCTGCTTGCGCTCCTGCGTGTCACGATAACCGTTCAGTGAGGGCTTTTTGGTCAGCGCCTGAGATGCAATCTGGGCAGCTACGGTGATAACCATTGCGATGGCATAGGCCTGGTTAGCCACAGCAATGCCGCCAGCAACGGCAGCAACAACGGGGATAGCAGCTGGCATTATTTAACTCTCCATGCGCTCAGTAAATTTCCACTCAGGCCGACAAGGCCGTTATCACCCGGCACCCACACCGAGCCGCCGTAAAAAACACCTGCACATCTGCGGCCGGCATTTTCAACTACGGCAATATCACCGCGCTGAATCAGTGAGGGGTTAACTTCATCAAGGAATCGGGCAAGAACGCGCTCGAGCGAGCCGCCGCCACGCAGCAGGGCTTTCTTTGCCCCTGTCTCGCTGTTGTAGTTGCCGCGAAACTCTGCAGCAAAATCCTCGCCACACATGGCTTCGACGCAGTCAGCGGCAAACAGGCAGCAGTCGTGCTGGCCCCATGAAAAAGGCCGCTTTTCAGCGGCCTTGATTACGGTGACGAGTCTTTTCTGCCAGTCAGGATTTTTCATAAAACCTCACGAATAGGTAAAGCCTGGCGCATCCTTTTTGCTGCCCCAGAAGATAGAACGCTCTGACATCTGCGCCACATACCGGAAAATCCTGTCTCCGGGCTGTACTGACTGATGCGACTCATCGGTGAAGCGATCCGGGAATGGTCTTTGCCAGTCCTCAAAGATGTTGCTGACCGTGTACTGCAGCGCGTTTGTCTCGCCGGCAGTGGCGCCAGTGCTTGATACCTTGCCCTGAAATATCAGGTCGGCAACGCGAACCTGCCCGTTATCGTCTATCGCGACCAGAAATATCTCCGCAGCCCGCCCTACGCAGCGCTCATTAAGCGTCTTGGCAAACAGCGACATATCCAGCCCTGACAGCGTCATCTTCAGCTGTGACGGGCTTGTTGTGTTGGTTTCGTTTACGTCATCAATGGATCCCATGCGCCCCATGCCGTAGTAAACAAAGCCGTTTATCACGATTGTTCCCGTGCCTGAGTGCACATAGGCAGTGCCGGACTCAAACTGGATATTTGCGGCCACTACCACTGTGACGCGGTCGCGTGATAACCAGTCCACCATTGAGTCGGAAAAGGGTGAATACATCATCAGAATGCCTCCTCAAATTCGATGGTGGTTGCTGATACAAGTCCCGGAGAGCGCCTGATTTGGCCCTGAGAATTATCAACCAGCTTGAAAATTCCCCAAGGGTTTTGCACCTCGAGCGGGGAATTGGGCGCCGGGGAAGACCGCAGCATGGGCGAAAAAGGAATAGTTGCCGCCCCGGATGCGTTGCTTGTCACATCTGCTGTCACCTTCTTCAGCTCTGAGTTAACCGTGAAATAGTCCCCTGCACGCATAACCAGCGTGTTGGCTGTCCACCCTTTCGTTGTCAGCGCTACTCCGGTCTGGTCAGCATCGGAAACGACCGGGCTGCCTGCCGGTGCCTTGCCATCCCTGCCCCAGTCGCGGATCTTCACCCTTCCGTATTCACCATCAAGCGCCGCTATCACCGCTTCAATCTTTCTCGCCTGCGCCTCTTCAAGCACGGCATATTCGACGCTGCACTTCCAGCGTGAGCCCGGGAAGCGAACTGTCTGCGACGAGCCGTTAAATGGTGAGCGGAAAGTTTTGGTGTTGGATTCAAGATACCAGTTAAGCGAGGAAGGATTGGGGCCGGGCCATTCCAGTACATCTGCCATTGTTTACTCCTTCGTTATACACCCAGCAGGCGTCGCCCCTGCCCTCTGTTCTGGAAGTCCTGAAGCATGTCCTGACGTGCCTGTTTAGCGCCGTCTGTTGCCCCTTTGCGTGCAGCCTCTTCCATAGCCCGCTGAAGCGCGGCGTCGCCATTTCCGCTTACCTGTATCGTCTGATGGATTATCACATCACCTGACTTCACCGAACCCGCCTGATCGCCACCTACCATCCGAACGCCAAGCGAACCATCGGATGACCGTGTCAGAGGCATAATTGCCTCTGGACCGGCCTCACCAAATACTCCGGCGCCCTTGGCGAACGCAAAGAACTTCGGCGAGTCGTAGATGCCACCGCTGTAAGCGCTCAGAGATGGGGAATCGTATACGCCACCCTTCGCGTTAAGCTTGAGGTTGCTGTAAGCACCGCTGGAGAAGGCATTGCTTGAAGATGCAGCTGAAGCAGCTCCTGATGCTGCTGCGCCGCCAAAAAGGCCGCCCAGACTGCCTGGCAGGCTTGAGCCGATTCCTACCAGAGACTGACGGATTGCGATGCGGGCGATATCTGAGAGCACCGAGTTGGCGAAATCAGAGAAGGATGCTTTGCCTGTCGTAGCGAACTTCACCAGGGCATCCTCCATATTTCCGAAGGCATTGGTAAACAGCTGCTCAGACATTGCAGAAACGTTCGCAGCACTATCCTGATATTCCTGCCATGCACGCGATGCACCGGCAGTGAATGAGCCGCGTAGCTGGTTCATGCGGGCTATATGGTCGTCGTAGTTACTCAGCTCCGTCTGCAGCGCCTGCTGCTGCAGCTGAATCTCCTGGTCAATCTCGTCCCGGGCAATATCACTCGTTGCCTGCGCCCTGCTCTGGCGAAGCTGTGTGATTTTGTCGTTGTACGATTGCTCAAGAGAAAGGCGCTGCGTGTACTGTTGCTGCTCGTTCTGGCTCAGACCGCCGCCGGCGAATAGCTCGTCTGTTGCGTACTGGCTCTGTCGGTTGGTGATGGTGCGCGTGATATCGGCACGAGCTTTATCCAGTGCCAGCAGCTTCTCACGCGTCTCAATCTGGCGTTCAAGAGCCGCGTTCTGCTGCAGTTGGGAAGTAATGAGGTCAGCGCTGGCAAGCAGTGATTTCTGGTCAGCGGTAAGCGTCTGCTTGCTCTTGATATCTGCAAGCTGTTGCTCCCACTTAATCAGCGCCTGCTGCTGCGTACCAATCTTCTCGCCGGTGTCTGCCTGGCTCATCAGCACCTGCTGTTGCTGACGCAACTGGTCAAGCATCCTTGAGCCCGCGTCTTCTGTGTAGGCTTTCCCTCTTGCCTCTTTAGGGTCTTTGAAGCGGTCGTTTATCCTGCTAATAGCATCGCTGGCTTGTTTCTCATTAATGGCATGGGCAGCAAGCTGTTTATTAACCAGTTCTATGGCTTTGGCGCGTCGTTCTGCATTCGTTGTGAGGCTGCTTTGAAGTGCTTCATAATCCTTTTCTTGTTTTAGGGCAGCCTGATTTTCCTCTTTTCCTTTTGCTTTGGCTTTATTCAGGTCGTTCTGCAAATTAATGACGGATTGGAGAATGTTTACTTCCGATTGCGCTGAGCCTTGGTCGGTAGCGTAGTTTGCCCCGTACGTATTCCACATTCCATTGCCGAGACCATTGTTACTCGCAGCATCAGTTACTGCATTCTTTGCTACGGCGAGCTTCTGCTCAAGGCTGCTTTCCCTGCCAACATTCAACATTGCATCCCATGCTGATGATGCCGCGCCTTTTAAGGTAATCCACGCAGACTCAATATCACCTAGATTTCCCTTAATATCTGATGCGCGGCTATTCATAGTTTGCGCATATGTTTCCAAAGCTAAGCGCGAGGCTTCTTGCTCGTTACCTTCATCCTGAAGGCTTTTTATCCTTCGGTAGGTTTCTGCCGTAAGAAAGTGATATTTATCATTCAGGTTGTTTAGCGCATCTAGCGGGCTCCCGGCTATCTTTTCAAAATCAGACACAAACTGATCTGTTGACTGACCGGTAGCCTTGCTCATGTTCACAACTGCTTCCGTAACCGTGACCAAAGAGTCACTGGCGACCTTCCCACTCGAAACTACCTGATTTAATGCAGATGCAGCAAATCCACGGGTGCTTCCTGTGCTTTTAGCGATCTCATCCGCCATATCTGAAAGTTGGCCAGCAGTTTTACCGGCAGTATTTCCGGTAAGAACAAGTGTCCTATAAAACTCTTCTTGCTCTTGTGAGCCTTGGTAGTAGGCAACAGCTAATGTTCCAGCTGCCGCCGCGGCAACCGTGAATGGATTGACGAGACCGAGGACATAGCCCCCTAGGGCTCTAGCTGCCGGCCCAATCCCCCCAAACATGTCTTTGAGTTGACCTCCCTGCTGTAGCAGCACGGTTAACGGTGCCTGACCAGATGCTAGGCTGACCACGATATCGGTCATTTGGGCTGGAACCATCCTCATGTTTGCGGCCAACTGCTTGGAAGACATTCCCGCCTTTCCGGCATCGGAAGAATAAGCATTTAATCCATTGCGGGTCTGCTCAATCTTCTTCGAGTATTCATTGAATGTCTCGGTGTCTAAAAAGCCTTTGGCCTGGAACTTGGCAAGCTGCCGTTGCTGGTCATCAAGTCGGTTTAAGGCAGCATTAACGGGGTCAATCCTGTCGAGTAGGTCGGAGAGTGACTTAGCTTCCTGATCCGCCGCTTTTGCTGTCTTTCCAGCGGTATCAGCGGCCTTCTGCCCGGCCTGAGTCATCTTTGCCAGCGCGCCAGCCAGACCTTCTGCATTCCGTTGAGCGCCCGTGCTGTCGATGACGATCGCAAGGCGTGATTGTTGTTCGGCCATGTTTTCTCCGGGCATAAAAAAACCCCGCCGTGGCGAGGTTGTGTGATTGCTTACGACTTATTTGATGTATCGGTAACCTTCAACGAGCCTCAGGGCATGCTCGTCACCGCACGCCAACGCGTGCTTCTTCAATTTGGCTAAGTCTGTTTTAGTTATTTTGCTGTAAGACATGAAATAATCTGGGGTTCTTTCAACCTGATGAATTGGACTCCAGTATCGGCACATTTCATTAATCATCTCTTCGTTGAGCACCAACATCTTCACCAGTAAAGCAACGGCATCCCGCTCCTTGCTTTCTTTGATGTATGCCTTTGCCCTTTTTCGCCAAATTATAAATAATTCACGATAGTGCCCATGATAAATCGATGGCGGGTTAGTGGATTTGATCAATAAAGTTTCCATTTCTTCATCTAGACCCTTCCCCTTTAGCGACATAGCCTTTTCGAATCTTGACGTCATCTCTGCCCCGTAGGGGTCTACGTCGCAAGATCGAATGTCCATTACTTCTCACACCTGTCTACATACATTTTTAGTTTGTCTAAAGTGGTCTGCATCTGGTCGCCCTCATCAACCGTAAAAGGGTCAGATGTAGAGTATGCCACTCCAAGCAATGGGATAAACCAGCGAGGCTCTCCTTCAACGTGGATGTAAACCCTTTTAAATCCGACATATCCACCGAAAGAGTTTTTTCCATTAAGTTCGCCACATACAAATCCACTTGCAACAGAACCGGCTTGGTTTTTGTCTGGGACAAAACGCATTGACCTGAATTGAGCGCTTGAAGGGTCTTTCAGTGCCTGAGATAAAGCATCCTTCCCTACTTTAAGCATCTGATCGTCAGATGGCTTGCAACCTGCCAATAAAGCAACAGACAAAGCTATCAAAATCAGTTTCTTCATATCCCTATCCCCATGAGGTTTTATGGGATAAATCTTATCACGGCGGCAGCGCAAGACAATGCAAAAGCCTCTGGACTTTTTATTGCAGAAAAGCAAGAAGAAAATCGCACTTGTAAGTGGATCTTTTAATTGAAGTTTTTCTTTAGGGCAGTTAACATCGGAAGTTGTGTAGTGATTGGTTATTTAAAGCACTGCACATAAGGGAAAGCCCCAAGCTGCGTCAACAGAATGGGGCCAGCAAAAACAATCGGTGCTCGAATGTTTTCTTGAGATCTCGGTTTAGAAGATTACCTCAGGCGTGATCCCCTGTAAAGCATTCAGCACTACTTTTTATCGAGGTGCTGTATGCATATTTGTAATAAGCGTCATCGCTATAACCCGATGTTTAGTGTTCTTCCTGAAAACCAGGGTCAAACAGGTCGCCATCGCTGTGCAGGTTGTGCCTATGAGCTCGCACTCCTGAACAAGGCTGCTGGCATCCCTGCCAGTAACAACGATTCCTTCCTTGAAACCATCCCGTTCAGTCAGGCTGGAGAAGTAAGGCATAAGGATGCCTACGCTGCTTATCAGATGGCTTATCAATACTAAGCATGATGTTCAGCTTCAAACCCGGCCTTGCCGGGTTTTTTTATTGCGTCCTCTCCTGCTTGCGCTCCCACTCCGCCCGGTCGGCATCATCTAGGGCGAAGATAGCCGCCTCGAACTCATCACGGTCGATTTGTAGTGGCTTGCAGGCAAGATAGTTATTGATGTCTTCCAGGTCTATCGGCAGCGGCGTTGCGGCCATTCCTGCGTACTTCCGGCCTCGAGTGATTACTGCATAAGCGCTGAGTATCTCGCCACACACGCCGTCAATCTCAGGCTCTGGAATGGGCGGTAGCTTTAAACGCTCTCGCTTCCAGCGGTTCTTTTCGCCTTGCTCTCCGCCGAACTGCCTGAGCCAGCTCTGGCTTTCGAGGACTTTCCCACCGTTTCCTGCGTCTGCGCCTCTTTGCCCGCGGCGATGTCAGATGCAGTGCTCAGCACGGCCCAGTACAGCTCAGGATGCTGCAGCAATAGTGCTTTACCCTTCTCTGCTGAGTAATCGATGGCAATCTCTTTCCCTGCTTCGTCAGCCTCTCCCACACCTTCCCAGTCCAGCAGCAGATGTTTGGCTACCGAATCAATCAGCAGGTCGTCAGAGATGTCGCTCACGTCGATATCAGCCGGGTTGAACTCTGCCGTGCCAACCTTGAATCGCTCGTCGAGCTTGCTGATATGCCGGCGCACCATGGCGTTATGAGAACGGAATGCCGGATTGCTAATGGAGCCAACTTTCAGCTTCAGTCCGTCCATCGGATTAATCCAGCGCTCTGCATTGGCATCAAATTTAGGTGTTTTCAGAATGAGCATGTTCTTCTCTGTAAGCAGCCCGCCGCTATGGACGGGCGATTAGATTAAGATGCGGTAACAGTGATGGCCGTGGTTGCGGTGTAAGAGCGCGCTTTCGCGGTGATTGTTGCGGTACCCACTTTCACTCGGGTCACCTGTGCCGTCTTCTGTCCTGTTGACGCGACAGTTGCTACCGACGGGTCTGAGGACTCCCACACAACTGTGTCTGTAGCGCCTGCAGGCGTCAGAGTTGCCGTCAGGGTCACGTTAGAACCCACAGCGCCAGTAGACGTTGCCGGAGCCACGCTAAGCGCAGTGGCTGCTACAACCGCCGAGCGGGTGATGGTTGGCGGGGTATCGGCAGCGGTGATATTTAGCTGAACCTGAACGATGTCAGTGTTGCCACCGTCCGGCCAGTCACCGTCGACCTGTACCGCCGGGAAGTTGAAGACGTATTTGCCTTCGTCGTTCTCCAGTGTGAAACCGAACTGCATGGTTTCGCCAGACAGGGATTTTTTCCACGCGTTATAGGCGTCTTTTGACCAAGACAGCGTGATGCTGCCAGACGGGGTGAACGTGGTCGGGATATTGGCTCCGGCGAACGGGTTGCCGCTGCCGATGCAACGCTGCGTTTGCAGATTGTTGTCGAACTGGATGTTGAAGGTGTCGACACAGAAGCCATCTCCGCCGGTTACGCCATTAAGCGAAATCGCTGTTACCTGCTTAAAGGTGTAGCGAAGGTCGCCAGCGCCATCAACCGGGTTAGAGAAGTAACTGGTGTCATCTGCTTTGGTGTCGAAGCCGAGGCCGGCAAAAGTCACGGTAGCAGTGATGTCGCCGTCATTCGGAATCGACAGCTGGAAAGTGCCGACCTGGCAGCCGCGGGCAATTGATGCAACGCCAATGTCTTCAGCGTACGAGGCGACAGAGAACGCGATACGGTCGTTGCCCATGTTGAGTACGTTGTTGTTCCACTCCGAACCGAAGCAGCTTGCGAGGAAGTCATCGTGCTGTCCCCAGCGGAACTTGGCACCGACGTCGCCGCCTACGTCCACAGTACCCGTACTCCTGCCTTGGGCCATTCGGGAGCCGCCAATTTCATCGTTGTCGATCATGTTCTGCGACGGGCCCACACCGAAGCTGCTGCGCTTCAGCAGGTTCCATGCGCCTGTCGCTGGCGTGGTGCCGGGCGTAGTTTCGCGAATATACGCGGTAACGACCTTAGCGCCTGAGCTCATAATTATTTCTCCAGGGTTATGCGCCTCACACGGCGCGATAAGGTATTTGTAAATTCCACTGCGCCCATCCATCCGTTTCGCCGGCATCCACAGCGCTTACAGCGAAGTAATCCAGTCGCCCGTCCGTCTCAAACTCGAACAGTTCGCGCAGCTTGTCTGCCGTCTGCGTGATGAGCAGCGAACCAGAACCGGCCGGCACGAAGATTTGAATTACGGCAATGCCGGTACGCTGCACAACTGGGCCAGCGCCGATTTCGTTTGCCGCTGCCATACCGGGGATGTTGGTTAGTCTTGCCCAAATGGACTTCCCGGACGGATCGAAGGTCGGCCCGTTGGGGTAGCTGACAGAATCCGAAGCAATAGCGGTCTGCGCCGTCATCCGGGAGATGATGGCGTTTCTGATTTCAGTGAGCGTCATTTGTAGGCCTGAGTTACACCGTGGAATGAAACTGCATAAACGCCGATAGGCGCCTGTCTTGAGTGACCTTCTTCCAGTCTTTCGCTGTAAGGCAGGTTTGACTGGATATAAATCATTGAGTAGGGGCCTGCCCCGTCAATGATGGAGCGTCCGTTAGAGATAGTTGCGGAGCCATTTGGATCCGGCGCGCTGGGCTCAGACATATCAGGGGAGCCAACGCTGACGATATGTGAGGCCCTGAACATACCTCCGATATACCCGGCTGGGGAATATATTTCCCCTTGACCTCTACGCAGCTTCCTTATCCTCTGGGGCCCAAATCTGCCAGCATTGCTGCTATATACCGCACCTCCTAGCTGAACTTTATTGCCTGGATTTATGCGGCGATTACCTTTGCTGTCTTCGTAACCGAACTGATCACTGTTTCTTAGCGCCTGATTGATGTCATTAACCCTGTTGCGGTTCTTAACCTGGTCTTGGTTAATGTTCCATAGTTCAGGGTTTCCTACAGGCGACCGCTGAACAATCTCCGTCAGCAGCGCCATTGAAATGATGCGAAGCTTCTTGCCGACCTCTTCCTCAACCAGACCTGCGAACAACGAAGGGTCGTTATCCCATCCCTTAGCCATTACTTTCTCCTTAGCTGCATGCGGTAGGTTGCAGCAGCGGGGTCAGGCGTCAGCGTGACGATGCGGTAGGTTTGCGGACTGCCGGTCGCGAGGTCAAGCGCCGTGATGGTGTGGCTTTCGCTGGGGATATCCGTCACTTCGTTAGCAAGCGCGGTCAGGCGCATGTCGCCGTGAAGGATGTTCACGCCATCGATACGACTCAGTTCATAGCGTGACAGAACGCCGCGGCCGGAATAGCTCCGGGTTGTCTCGCCGCCAGTCTCCGTTACCGGATCCCATCCCGCCTGCACTGTATAGCTCCCTGTGAAGTCATGCACCGCATCAGCCAGGTCAGTATCAAATGCCTCAGCAATCTCTGCCTGCAGCTCGTCACGAATACCCATTATCGATACACCCTGAAAGCGAGAGGATTGCTGCGCCACGGCTTGAGCAACGCGAGAGCTAACTGAACATCCTCCGGCAGCGATGAGCTGCTTACCGATTGCGATGATGCATAGCTCTTCGTCACTCTCACCCCATCAGCGTCAACCGTTTTGCTCGTCAGCGCACCAGATTCAACCTGCTGCTTATAGAGCACGCCAGCGGCAGCTGCTGAGGCGAGAAACGCCCCTGCCTGCTTAATCTCATCAGGAGTGACTTCAGGCACGCCCTGCAGGTTGAGCGCTGTCAGATAAGCGTTAGCCTGCAGCAGTGCTCGCGCCTTTTTCTCTGGTGTCGTCCAGTCAGCGCCAAGCAGCTCATCCACGTCAGCAACGGTAATGTACGTTGTCATGTTCACTCCGTGCTAAATGGGGCCGAAACCCCGATGATTACTTGGTTGCCGTGGTGGACTTGGTGGCTTTCTTGGCTTCGGAGTTTTCACCGCCGCCAGTATTCACCGCGCCTTCGTCTTTCGGCTCGTTGCGAACGTGATCAACGCCGCCGGTTTCGCCAACAGTCTGCGGGCCGACTTTGATTTCGCCATCAGAGCCAGAGAAGCCCCAGCGAGCTTTATCGTTCGGGTCTACGTAGTGGTCTTTTTCTACGGTCATGATTACATCCTCATTGAGCCCCGGAATGCCGGGGCGTTAATGTTTATGCGGCGACAGTTGAGGTCACAAACGCCAGCGGAACCTGCTTACGGTCAAACTTGCGATCCCAGTTGGTTGCCAGAGCCAGGTCAGCCCAGTTAGCAGAAACCGGGCGCGTAGTTGTCGGCGTGCCGGTGATAGTGGTGCCGAGGAAGGAGTAGCCCAGCGGATGAATCACGAAGTCGCGACGAGTCCACAGGGTCTCAGTGCCGCCACCGTTGCCGCGGGCAGGCTCGCGATCGTACTCCAGACCATCTTCACCAGCCGGCTGACGTTCTGCGTAACCCAGCGCGCCCGGCCCGAAGATGACCGACAGGTACTTGGCGTCGGCACCAGTGCCAACAACCGGCATGCTGTCATCAACGACAACGCGCATACCCTGGAAGCGGCCGAACTCCGGAATCTGGTCAGCCATCGGGGTGAAGTCGATGAGGTTGAGGATCTGCAGCTCGGTCTGTACGGCAGAGTGCATCGCAATGACGCTCAGGCCGCCAAGCTGGCCGGAGTAATCGCCCATGGTTGCCTTGGCGCGGATGATTGCAGCTGCGTTGATGGTACCGCCTGCGTCGATAACCATGTCACCGCCATCGTTGGCAACGTTATCGTTATAGATACCCACCACCGACGCGATAGCACGGCGCTGCGCCTGGCGCTGCCAGTAGGAGATGAGGCGATTGCCGACGAACTCCAGCGGGTCTTGATTGGTGATGTTTTTCACCAGGTTCATCGCGTTCCAGCCTTCGTTCAGGTATGCCGCGCGCGCCTGCATGCTGGCAGAAGTTACGGACAGCGGAACTGCGATGTCGGTGTATACGTCGTTCGAGTAGTTCGGCTCGATAGACGCGTCCAGGTCAACCCACCAAGGGATGGTGAAGGTGTTAGACGGGCCAGCCAGCAGAGTGCTCATGTCGTTGTTGTTGGTCAGGATGCCTGACTCGAAAAACGCGGTGCGCTCTGCTGCGTTAACGTTGATGTAGTCGCGCAGTTCATCGCGGAAAACTACGTCAGAAAGAATGGTTGGCATTGCTTAAATCCTTATTTGGATGCCTCATGCGCTGCTTTTAGGCGCGCATGTTCGGCGGGGTTAGTTCGGCGGAGTTCTACTTTCTCCATGCCGGATAATTGCTCCCATGTTTTGGTAACCCGGTCACCACTCTTAGGCGCGGCCCCGCCGCCACCTGCCTGACTGCCGCGCACGAGGGATGCGTAACGCGGAGAGGTTTCGAACTCTTTCTGCAGGTCAGCAAGAGTGCTGACCGTGAGATTGCCTGACTCGTCAGTAATGCGTACCTGCCCCTCCGCCACCTTCAGGCGGCGGGCGATGAACTCGGTGAGGATTTCGGCGTTAGAGCCGTCTGCAATCGCCGTAGCGACGCGAGTTGCTGCAAGGTTGATATCGCGTTGCTCAATGGACCGGCGAAGCTCTACGAGGCTGTTACGCTCGCGCTCAAGCTCTGCCTGAGAGCTCTGGAATAGCTGCTGATAGTTGCCTTCTGCAGCCAGACGCTCTTCTTCTTTGCGTCGTGCCTCTTCCTCTGCTGCGCGGCGACGCTCCTGCTCGGCTTTCTTCTCCGCCAGAAGCTCGTCACGCTGGCGCTTGAGTCCGCTGACATCTTCCTGCGGGATGCCATCAACCTGCAGCTGATAGGTCTCGCCCTGCTGCACATACAGCGACTGTTTTGCTTCTTCGAGCTGAGCGAATTCCTCAGCGGTAAGCTGATACTTCAGAGTCATACATTCTCCTGAATGGATGTGTGCTGGCCCGGCCAGCGTTTAGATGTGATTTGTAGGCAATAAAAAAGGCCGCATTAGCGACCTTGTTTAATTAGAATTTCAACACTTGTTGGATTTCATTATTTTTCCTGTACTCCCAATCTGTTTTGGTGTGACAGGAATCGCATAGCGTCTCAAGATTTGATGGTTTGTTAGCCAGCTCGGTTTTACCACCAAACTGATGGAATGGCTTAATATGGTTTACTGACAAATCTCTTCCATACTTTTCTTTGTGCTGCTCTTGAGTCAACCCACACTTAACGCAAGCGAATCCATCTCTGCGAATTATCTCTGCCCGGATGATTTTCCAGTTAGATCCACGAAATCTTCCGGTGCGCATGAATGATGACCCGCCTTGCCAGTTGGGATGCTTACTTCCCGCAAAGGCAGCGCTTATTTTCTTCTTCCGTAATTCATTATTGCGATAGTTATTATTCACGCACTCATCTGAGCATGTCTTTCTGCTGATTAATGGCTGAACTTTACCAGTTGATCTAATAAAGAACGCGCAAAAAAGTACGCCGCAAGATATGCACTTAACCTCATAACTAACTGGCTTTCTGAACTCATTTCGGCAAGTCATGGAGCAATAAACACTACGCTTATCATTACCGTTTAGCTTTGATATCTCCTTTCCGCAACATTTGCAGTTACCAAGAGATTTTGATTTCTCCTTTTGCCGATAATTGTTGTAACAATCCCGGTTACAGAAAACCTTATCGCAATGATTGCCGCTTCTGTCTTTGGTTGGGCTTTTCCCTGCTACCTTAGCGTTGCAATTGGCGCACTTATGAACCCTTGTCGACCCTCTTTTGTAAGAGCCCGCACGCTGTGCCTCTCTATAACAACTCATGCCGCAGTAGAGGTTGGCTTTATGCTTATTGAATTTGAATTGAGAGCCGCAAGATACACAGGTACAATAATTAACAGTCATGACGTTATCTCCGAACAGATAAGTTGTGATTAGAGCCCGGGAAGTGTTACCAGCACCCCCGGGCTTGTCTGTTTATTGTACCATAAATCATTCTATCCCAGCAGCTTTGAAGGCTTCAGGCTCTTTTCTTTTTAACTCATCAAGTGTGAGCGTTTCACCATTTTCATTGGTGAATTTATCCAGCGTAAGACCGCCTTTTCTATATAGCGCCGCTCTTGTTGGCCCCAGCACATCATTCTGAAAACTTACTGGCTGTGTTTTTAGCCAGTCATTATACGTGGTTTTGCTTCTTACCTGCTCAACTCCGCTTGCCCCTACCGCTGGCCTGGTTGATCCGGGTATCTCCCGTTGATACTCCTCTTTCAGCACTGGAATGATAGTGCTTCTGCAATTCCAATGTCCTGGAGGTTTCGGCCCATCCAGAGGGAATATCTTTCCGTCTCTTCCCAAGCAGATATTAGAGGTGCGTGAATCGAGGGTCGATATCCAGCGATGCCCCTGCAGGATGTCGTCATTCTGCTTCAGCGTTTCCGCCCGTGCAGACGAGGCGACATGATTTGTCATCGTCCTGACCAGCGAGCCGGCCTGCTCCTCATGCGACACACCCAGCGATGTGAGACGCCGGATGATTTGCTTCTGCGTTTCACCGAGAGATGAGCCGATAGCGATTTCGCTGAGGATATCCGCGGTCTTCTTGCTGCCGAACTGTGCCAGCGCCCCGGCAATGTTAATAGCCTGCCTGCGCGAGCCTACAGCAAGCTCTAACGGGTCAGCCAGTACAGCAGCGGCTATCATCTCTGCTGATGGCTCAGAGAGCTTTACAGATGCCTTAACGATGCGACCGAGTAATTTGCTGTTAAAGCTGAACTCGTATTGCGCGAACTCACCAAGGTCGAGCTTCTGCTGCTGTGACAACTCGCCATAGATGGCGTTCAGGTCACTCCTGAGCGCTTCTATCTGCCGGTTATAGCGAGCAGTGGCGTACTGGCTCAGGCCTTCGTTAACGGCTTCTTTAGCGCGCCTGATGGCATTGCGGACAAACTTAGCTGCCTTGCCAGCCAGCCCAGAGCCAAAGCGCTGTACATAAACCTGATGCCTTATTACCGTATCTTCAGTAGCCATGTAAGCACCAATAAAAAAGCCGCTCTAGGCGGCTCGTCTTGTTCTTTCAGGCGGTTAATCCATCAAATGGAGAATGCCTTCACTTATTTCGCTGAAGCACTCGGAAAAACCATCAAACTTGCACTGAGGAGAATACCGATTGTGCTTTAGCTCACGATGTATACGCTTTTCTAAATCCCATATTTCTGATGCGGGCTTAGTAAGCATTTTCAGCATCTTAATCTTGTAAGGCATCTTCCCCGAAAATCTCTTCATCACTGGCTGCATGGTGATGCCAACCTTGTAAAATCGCTCATTCCCATTTGAAAGCTCAATCAGATACAGGCTGCTCAATCCATTGTTAGCCTTTCTGCAATGACTGATATAACGGCTTCTTGCAAAGCCAAACCTGCTTTCGTGCGAGCAGTTCGGGCAATCACTTCCTCGCATATGGAATGATGGCCTCTGCATAAACTCTCCATGTGTAGGGCATATGATCAATACTGGAGTCTTATCACCATTAAAAATTACCTTGCTGTAATCATATTTGTTGCCGTGCGCAACATTTGCCCTTGCGATGAAATCATCGACACACATTCTCTGCCCATTAGCAACAAGCTCGTTACGGCATTTACGGCATCCATAACCACGCAAATGACCATCTGGCAACTGCTCAAAATCACCATGAATTGGACAGGTTATTACTACTTTTGTTCGGCTATTGGTGTAATAGCATTTCGAGTAAGAGTATTTCCCGGCATGTATATCTTTCGCCTTACCGATAAATGCCTGCGTATCCATCCTCGCAGACTTATCACATCTAGGGCATCCCTGACCAGACAGATGGCCGTTGGGCTTTTGCTCAAAGTCGCCATGTAAGAGGCATGTTATGGTCAGTGGGATTTTGCTTCCAGAGTAAATACTTTTCTCATATGTGTATTTATCAGCATGGACAAGCCTGGAACGTGAAATAAACTGCTCGGTCGTAACCCGCTTTGGCATTTTTCTACTCCGCTTAAGTAGTCGCTAATGTAGGTGCAGGCAGGAGGTAGCGTTCCTCTTTTCGACTGGCCGGTCTAGCCTGCGTGATAATTATAATTCAATTATTCTTCGGTTTCATCAATAACTTCCGCTCCATTTACGGGAGGCTCTTCAGCTCGCTCAGCATCAATGTCATCGTCGTTGCGGTCAGCCTCAATGATTGCCGCCTGACGCAAATTGGTGCGGAGGTCAGATTTGGCGATAAAGCCCTGCTGCCAGAGCTGGATTTGCGCCAAAATCATCTGCGCATCCATCGTCTCGTCAAAGAACTCCTGATTAAGCCAGAACACAGTGTTAGCCATGTCAGCTTTGCCGCTCATGTAGAGCTGAGCATCCAGAATGGCACGCTTCAGGGCTTCGCTGACGTTGCCAGCAATCGTACCCAGCACACTGTTGTCGCTGCTGTAGCGGATGCGTGCTGCTTCTGCTGTCTCGTTCTGCCCTGACTGCTGCACGATGCGCGCACCAATCATCAGCATCTGGTTTTCTTTTTCCTGCATCAGCTTCAGAGCAAGCTGGCTTTCGTTGGCCTGCAGCATTGACGCCTGACCAGTGCGGCCGAGTGAATAGCCGCGGGTAGAACCAATCTGAATCCCGCCCGGATTCCATGTTTCGAACTCTGATTGCTCGATATCGGTCGTGAAGAACAGCGTCGGCTGGCTGCTGATGAAGCCCGACTCCTCCACCGTGGCGCTGTTTCCGTAGTGAAGTACGTTCACCTCAGCGAGGTCTTCTAGCGGCGCCTTATCGATGCGAGCGTCATTGCTCTCAGCGCCGAAGAAGTAAAACGGGATGTGGTCGAAGGTCTTGCCGCTGAAGTCAGTCGGGTAGACGTTGAGATGCGGGGTTTCGTACGGGTCGCCCTCATGCCACATGCGATGACGATACACACCATCTTCCAGCGTCAGCGCGCGGTACTGCTTGCGCACGTCAAAGCTAAACTCGTCGGCTTCCGCCTTGTTGTAGCACTCAGCGAACACTACCAGCGTCAGCTTGCGCACGCCGTTAATCACGTCTTCGCGCCAGTTGATGATGCTCAGGGCTTCATAGAGGTGAATATGAGCAAATCGTCCCGCTGTCTGTGCGCGAGTAGGTCGGGTGCCGGCTGGCGCCTCACTGGTCGGATAGTCCACGAAGAAGCCACCACGCCCCGTATCAAGGTCTTCACCTACGGCCTCTTTGGAAAGCTGCTCGAGGCTTGTTCCGTCACCACTGGCGTTCTCGATGAGGTATTTCACCGATTCTGGCAAATCTACTTCAGCGGTCTTGCGGAACACTGCGCCAATAAGACCCTGACGCGTGCGACCGGTGATGTTCAGGAACATGGCGCGCTTCAGCAGTGCTTCATAGCGGGCCTTATTCTCTTCGCTGTCATTAGTCGGGTCAGGCATTGGCAGGTAAAGAGTGCCTTGTGCCTTAACCGCCTTGCTGCCGGCCACGCAGTCTTTGACAAGCTGCCATGACTTCGCGGCTTCTGTGTACTCTGGTCTTGCGAATGAATAATTAGCCATAGTCGCTTATCGTCTGAAGGAAATAGGTGTCTGAACGGTCGGTCTGATAATTGGGAAACGCTTCACGATGAAATAGCCGCCACCGTCGTTCGTATGGTCGAAGCCGGCCGTCTTGTCTGGCTCGCCATTCTCAGCCCATATCTGCTGCTCAAGAGATTCTGCGTAAACAGGGCAGCTATCGGCATTCACCCGGTATCTGCGTTCGCCGGCTGCATTCAGGAACATCGCGTTCACCGAGTTGATGCGGTCTTTCACTGAAGGGTTCGTGCCGTCTACATGCACGCTGAATCCTGCAGCGCGAAGCAAGCTGAGATCTGTTTCAGAGGCGTTGACTGACTTCCTGCTGTTGCCGCTGGCATCCGGGTAAACGTTGATGGTGTTTTTCGGGTAACGGTTTCGGAGTGTCTTGATGACATCAGGCGTGTCGTAGCCCTGCGTGACCTCATCGACAGCGTGAGGCTCATTTCCTCTCAGCACATGGATAATTGCTGCCATCTTGCCAACGTTGAAGTCCATGCCAACATGAATCGCCTCTTCGCCCTGCACGCGCTCGGTGCTGGCGTTCAGCTTGCGGTCATAGCAGTGATATACCGTGCCGCTGGTCAGGTTAACGAAGTCGCCATTCAGGTAGGCCTCGATAAGCTGTGCCGGGTAAGAGCCACGCAGCGTGTCGGCGTAATCTTCCGGCAAAAATGGATTGCTGTATGTAGATGCCTGAACCATTTCATAGCCAGGCTTAGGATTTCGCTTCCACGTCTTGTAGACGAACCTGAAGCCCTCTGGTGTGGTGTAGACGCCAACCCGATTGAAGGGCTGAGGCACTCCATTGGGCCGCTGACGATTACGCGCTATGACCTTTATCCATACTTCCTCAGCATGCTTCTCTTTGAGCGTGTCGATTTCGTCAATGTGTGAGCGGTAGGACTCATAGCCGACTATGCGCGCCGGGTTATCCAGCGTGCGTAACACGAAGTCACCAATGCCTGATGACGCTGTGTAAATGATGTTCTCTGACTTGTTGTATTTATAGCGAACACCAAACTCACTCAGCTTCTGCTCCATGCGTGGCGCGAGGATAAGGCGGATGAGGTCATATGTTGGTTCGTACATTGCGATCAGCGCATCAGATGAGTGACTAGCATCCCTGAAGGCGCTGACTGCCATTGTTTCTGTCTTTCCGGTGCCGAATCCGCCGACAAAAGCTGGGTACTTGCACTGGAGACTGAAGAACTTACCCTGCGGAGGCGTTAGCGTCGTCGTTACTGTTCTGCCCGACAATTACCACCTCCATGCGAGTGATCGGAGTATCGTCCGCACCCTGTGATGCTTCACGTCTCAGCTTTTCTATCTCAAGCTTGCGGCGCTCTATCTCAAGTCGCTTCAGCTCAATGTCTTCCGGAGAGTCGTACAGACCTAACAGCTTGGCTTTATGTACTGTCGCCGATGCCGCTGCAGATGCCTGGACTGTCTCTGAGGTTAGTGCTGCGGTTCTGGCTTCCTCAAGCTCTTTGAGAATGCTCTCACGGCTGATTCCATGCTTCTGTTGCGCTTCGGCTTGTAATTCAGCTATGCGTGCAGCAATGTACGGTTTTGTTAGGTTCTCGCACCCAACATTGCGGGCAGTCTTTGCACTGTACCCCGCACGAATAGCCGCTTGCGTGGCATTTAGATCTACGAGGTACTCTTGGCAAAACTTTTCCTGTTTCGCTTTGAGCGCCATATTTACTCCAATAAAAAACCGCCCGAAGGCGGCTTAGCATGAATCAGAATTTATCCCCTGACTCAGGTGCTTTATGTGGATCGTCTTTACTTTCACCTTTTTCATCTGGATTAGGCGAGACTGGTTTAGGGTCATAGTCAGGGTGATCTCCTTCGACCGGACGCTCAGACATGAATCCTCCTTTTTTATGAGACACGTTACAAAGTGTAGGAGGTAGTTCAGGCGCACGTCCAGCAGCGGACAAAGAGCCGTTGTGAAAGAAGCTCTCCGCTTCATACCCTTGATCTAGGGTATGTAAACTAAGCCGCTTTACCTTCCATAAGTGAAACCATGTCAGGATCCATCTGCTCGATAATGCGTTCGCGAGCATTGTTGAGTAACGCCTTTCTTCCGCCTCGCCCCCACCTGTTCATGGTGCGGGCACACCCACTTACCTGTTCGGTTTCATTCGCAATGAGAAGGTCTAGACGGTTGAGTTGGTTCATGTGGCTGATGCCGCTAAGCACGGCCTCTCTGAATGTTTCGTAAACGCGAATTTCGAAGTCAGGATTGAGCCAGGCTGCATAGCGAATGGCTACAAGCTCAAGCCCCCATATGCCTGATTCAATGCCGCCTTTGATAACTTTTACCGAAGCCCTTTTTTGGGCTTTGGTCAGTGAGTCAACAAACCGGCCAACTTGAGAGCTGCGCATAAACTTACTGGGACGCTGAGCTTCTGTTGCTTCACCTTTAAGAACAGCTGCTGCGTGCAGGTCATTCAGGTTGTAGCGCCCTTCGCTGTCTACGCGAACGGATACGCCGTTTACGATTACGGTTGGATAGGTCATTGCGTTTCTACCTTTTAGAAAGTGAGCCTGTCGCACAGAACAGCCGCCACCCGAGAGGCCGCAATGACGCCAACGGTTGTTCTCAGGCTCAGCTTTCTGAAAGGCTCGGGTTATTGTTTGCGCGTGCGAGGCGCATAAAAAAGCCCCGCGAATGCGAGGCAGATGGTGCTCTTTGTAACGTAGGTTTTGGTAACGGTTACTGGAAGGTGGCAACTGTCACGCCTTTCTCATTGCAGACGTAAGCAACCTCGCCTTCATCCAGAATCATTTCATCATCGCCGCCTGACCAACCACGGAAGAAAATCATTCGTGATTCACGAACGAAGCTCACATCGCCGGTTGCCTGCAAAACTGAAATGTCATTGTCTTTGTTGATCGTCTTGATAGTCAGCATTTGTGGTTCTCTTTGTTGTGGTAATAAAAAGCCCCGCTATTGCGAGGCTCGGTTACTTCAGGCACTGCTCTCGGATGTAATGCTGCAGCCCGGCTATTTGCTTTCCTGCGAGTTCGATTCGACTTCTGAGGGTGAAATAATCCCGTTCAGCGGAGTCAGTAAGTCCGGGGCTGGCTGCATCATCCATGCCGGCGGCGCCGGAGGAGGATTGTTTCTTGCAGGTGGCGTTGAGCTGCAGCCGACGCTTGCCAGAAGCAACATCATCATGCAGCTGATCAATAGTCGCCTGAGCATCGGCTAACTCCTTCGTGTATTTGGCGTCGAGAGCGGCAACGTCACGCTGGCGCGCCTGCATGTCATCAATGGTCTGCTGACGTTCGGTAGCCAGATTGTCTGCGGCAGCGTATTTACCGTGGTAGAAATAAGCCACCCGACAAACTGCTACCAATGCCACCAGCAGCAGGCCGATAATCAGCGTTCGCCAGCTAAATGTCATTTGGACCTTCCGCCAGGCACATTGAACGTTCCATGTCGCGGCGATTCATCAGGCCGCGAAACTTCATGCCACCCGCATACACCCAGCGCCGTAGCTCTTCGCATGCACCATCCTGATCGCCTGCGTTGAGTTTCTTCAGCAGCGTCGATTTAGAAAACGCACCGGGTCCTACGTTGTAGGTGAAGCTGTAGAGCGCAGCGCGCTGATATTCATTCAGCGGCACTTTGACCAGGCTATCGACCGTCTTCTTTACCGGCTGCAGATCATTCCACAAAAGGCGATCGCATTCGCGGTCGGTGTACTTCTTGCCTTTGATGATGTCGTTGCCCGTATGGCCGTCACAGACTGTCCAGACACCAGCCACATCTTTATAAGGCTCATACACGCGCCCCTCTACACCGTCCTTACCGCCGAGGAATACCGTGGCGATAAGCATGGCTCCGCCACCTGCGGCAGCGATCAGCTTGTTCCGCAGTGAGTTTGACATTGCCATGGGTTATTCCTCTGTGAGGCCGGGCGCGGTGGGCCAGCGCTGAAGCGCCTTAATCTGCGCCAGTGTGGCTTTGCGTTTGTAATACCAGTTGATGCCGAGCGTTAGCAGGGCGACCAGAATACCGGCCAGGACGCCTACGGCGCTCCATTCATCGGGACTAAGCCGGGTCAGAAGACCGTTGGCAATCGTCCCGGCTGACGCGCCATACGCTGCGCCTGAAGCCAGTTTGCTCATATCGATACTCATGTGACCCCCTCTATTTTTGAGGGAGCTGGCTCAATTAGGAATTGTCTACTTTCTGAACTGAGCAAGCCCGGTTAGCTTTCATCTTGTCGAGAGAAAAAAGCACCGCCCTGCCGTTGCGTAGTCAACGTTGAAGAATCCGCCTGAGCGCGGATTTTTTTATGGATAAAAATCGCCCTCTGCCACAGGTCGCTAAACCGAAGTGTGCAGTGATTGGCAGGGGCGAAAACAGAAAGAGGCCGCTCATAGGCGACCTCTTGTAATTTGGTGTTTAAGTTGTGGTGTCGGGTGCTTATTCCCGATGTTGTAATCAACAGAAGCCAGTATTCACCACTTTCTTTTCGTAATTCCCAAAAATTTTAGCTCGCTCAGAAGTCACAAACTCAACGGCATCATCCTTATCTTTGAAGGTTTTAAAGGCAACAGCTTTTCTGCCTACAAATACACGAGCGTGCCAAAGTTTATCCCTTTTATGAAAACAAACTCCTCTGCATCCGGATTTGTTCTTCGATGACACTATCGAGTTCATGTTGTTTTGGGATCGAGTTGCCAATCGTAGATTTGAAATGCGGTTGTCATCCCTTATTCCGTTAATATGGTCAATATCGAACCCATCAGGGAGTTCTCCGTAAAAGAATAACCAAGCTAATCGGTGAGCAAAATATCTTTGATGGTTAACTGATATTAGTCGGTAACCATGTGAATTATACGATCCAGCCAAGCTTCCCGGAGAGCACGGGCCTGCCTTTACTTTCCATTTAAATACGCCAGTCTCTGGGCTGTACGACAAAACATCAGAAAGATATTCTTTGGTTAAGCTCATGCGTTTACCTTGCTTTGAAATGAACCTTTGCCGCAATGGAAATCAGCCCGTCGAGGCTCGCCAGCACTAACTGACTTCCTCAAAGGCTCACTTCAAAGGGACCGGTCGACTTGATTGCGCATTGCGGTGCGCATTTTAAGGGGAGTGCCCGTTATTAATCACACCGGGCCAGTGCGCCGAATTCGGTGGCGGGGAATCGGAAGACCCCGTGGCGTCTGGTTTCTTAGGCCGCTGCCAACATCAGATCATCGTTTGCATTTATCTTTAGATGATAAAAACAGCCGCTTGATTGCTGACGAAAACTATCCGTTGTGGCGACACAACGGAAAGGACACTTAGCACCGGCCGGCGCACCGCAATTTGTCGCAGCTGCATAAATGCCCTTACCTGTTGCGCAGAACGTAAAAAAGCCCCGCAGGTTGGTGAGACCGTGGGGCTTTTCTGTAATCCACAAGATTTTTTGCAACTGACCGCTCAACGACAACTGCCGCGAGCATACATGAAAGTTACCAGGTCCACGTGACGTTTGCAAGTCTCCTCGTGAATATTTTTACGATTTATCGCATTTACGCCGCTTTATCGAATCTTTTAGCCTCCATTTCATGCCTGATAGCGTGAAATACAGAAGCCTCGAGAAGCTCTCTGCACCACTTAACTCTGGTACGACTGTTTTCGATATGAAGGCCAGTAACGCGAGTAAGGTGGAGAGCGATATCTTGCGAGCATTTGCGCTCACAGTAGTATTTAATTGCTACATGTCGGATCGGGTTGTTTGGTGCAAAGAGACGGCAGATTACAGTTTCAACCAGGTCGGCATCTTCTTGCTCGTTGGCGCGCTCGAGAAGATTGCTGACTGAGTTCTGTGGGTTGATGATTTGCTTTGCCTTGATGAACAGGTCATCGCCGCGGTATCCCTGCTGATGTAGGTTCTCCACCACTTCCATAATCCGCTCTGACTCCCTGTCGTTCCACTCCTTACGAATCATCAGACGCCCTATCACGCTTACCTTGCCGCTGTCGGGCCCGACGTGGCCGCCGTACTTCTCTCCCCACATATCGAGCAGGCAACGCACCCATGCGGACTGCAGTGGAGTGATGAGCTTTACAGGGTGGAGGTATCGCTTCTTCAGGTCTGATTTGCGCATTACCTGCGCCAGCTGTGCGAGTGCGTCAGATTGCATGCTTAACCCCCAGTAGTTTTGCTGTGTTGCGGAGATCGGATTTATAAAACTCTCCAAGATTTTTTTTGCAGTACTGCTCGCGCGCCTGTGCAGCTTCAAACGGATCAGTAAAAAGTCCCAGATAAATCCTCTGCCCCTTTACGGTAACCATCGCCTCCCATTTTTTTGCCTTCGCATGCCAGAGGACACCTGTAAATCCGGAGGCGTTATTACTTAGAGATGAACGATTTATCGTGTTTTCTCGCTGCGTTGCTATGCGGAGATTTGAAATGGCGTTGTTTGACCTATTTCGGTCAATATGGTCAAGAAGCTTGGGTTGATCCCCATAAACGTAAAGCCACGCCAAGCGGTGAGCTTTTCTGTTTTTGTTGAATATTCGAATAACCCTATAACCCTGTTTGTCGATACACCCCGCAATGTCTCCAGGCTTAACGCACCCTTTTATCTTCACCTTCCAAGTAAAAACTCCTGTATCTGCTTGGTAATGGAGAAGTTGCTGAAGCGTTTGTTGATTGAGTTCTTTTACCTGACTTGATTTAAGCTCAAGATGCCCTTCCCTTAACATCCTCTGTCGGTGCATATTGCAATACCCATGTGCTGCATGCTTTCGGTCGCAACCAGGCGCTGCGCATAGCTTCATGGCTTTTTCTCCATTCTGATTTCGTACATGCCCCGCAGCTTCAGGATGCGGAGCCTGAGCCACTTTTCTCTGAGGTAGTCGTTCATGCGAACCACCAATCAAGAATGCGTTGCCCAAGAGGCTTTCGCGGCCTGGGGCTGTACTGAACCAGCTCGATATTTTTGTTCACGATGGATAGCTGCTTTTCCAGTCTTGCTTTCTGGCCCAGAAACACAGCCAGCCGGTAATGGTCTATTGGTTTCATGCTGCCTCTCTCTGCTTAACCAATGCGCGCAGCAAAGCCCTGTAGCGCGCTCTGATGGCGTCCAGTTCTTCGCGGGTGTATCGGTGAAGCTCGTTGTTTGATTCGAGCGCTAAGACGCGCTGAAGGCCGATTTTGGTGATGAGGTTGATTCGGTACTGCTGCTGATTGCCGGATAGCTGGACGTTACAGCGATGGCATTGTTTTGAGATATTGTCTTCGTGATACCTGAGATGGGATGCCTTGCCTCTTGACCGGTAATGCCCTGCCTCCCACTGAACCGTATCCCACGTTCCGCAACTGATGCATGGAAGGTCTTTATCCCTCTCTCTGATGTAGTCGTTTACTACGCGCTGAGTCAGGTCTTCCCAATGCTTTATTGGCTTCGCATCAGCTTTGCGGTTGCGCCAGGCTAATCGCTCAGCCTTCTCGCGCTTTTGTGCTTCAGCTTGCTTGCCAAAGATAATTGAGCATTGGATGCCACAGACTTTCTGGAGAGAACTTCGGGGGGTGTATTCGGTAGAGCAGATTGGGCACTTACGCGGCTTAGGCTGTTTGCCTGTCGCCATTATCTCCTTCCTCCTCCAATGATTCCCGCTATCACGACACTGATGAGAAATAATCCAATCCAGTCGTCGTCAGTCATTTTTCAGCTTTTCCATATCAACTGGCTTGACGGAGTAAACCTTGCCGTTGCCAGAGTAATAACCCTTTTCTGCCTGGCTGTTTGATGCCGATTGCACCATCATGCCCCCACATATAACGCCAACAATAAAAACCAGAATCAGCACGGCAAAATCAGTCATCGGTTTCTCCTGTTAGCCTGAAATTTGGGTCGAGAAGCATCCACAGGTCGAGGCATGAGGTGCAGGCGTAGACTTCGGTATCCAGCAGCTGAGCACCACAGCCAGCGCATGCAGAAGCAGATGGCTCGCCAGCGCCAGTAGGCGGATTTAACGGGACGGTCTCTTTCATGCTCTTCCCACTCCATATCGCACTCGCACGATTCACATGCGATGCCGTAGTGATACTTGTCTTCAGAGGTGAGGATGGTGTAACAGCGGTGGCAGCGTTCACGCGGCATTGTCGGCATCCTTTTTGTTTTTGTAATAAACAGCCCAGCCGATAGCGTCAATTTTCTTCCGCCCTTTGGCGTCTACCAGGTAAATGCCATCACTACACGCGTGCTCCTCAGTAACTTGCTGCATCAGCGTTTCCAGCTCGTCATAAGTCAGAGCGGTTAGCTTGTGCCTGTCAAAGCCGTAGGTTTTTATTTTCATCGTAATTTCCTCATTCTGTCGGCCACAGCCCGGCGCAACCTTGCAAGGTAATCGCAGGTTGTCACTTCGGATTCATTCGGGATTTTGTGGCGGCGGCGTTTCTGGCGGGGATACTTCAGTTTGGCGTGTTCACAGGCTAAGAAGGTGATGCTAATTTGCCGGCGCATGTCCACCTCTCGCAGATTTCAACAGCTGGTCAAACTGCCAGACGTTGCTGGTTCTCTTGCACTTCGCGACGATATCTTCTTGCGGCCTCTGGTTCCTCGGAGTTTCCTCGTATGAGATGCCGAACTTCGGATAGCGGTACGCAAGGCGGTATTCGTAGCAATTACTGCCCTTAACCTTCTTGCGGCGTGTGATGCCACGCTTAAACGCTGTCGAGATAATGTTGCTGCGCGACGACTTACCGCTTACGCCGGCGCCTGCAAAGTACAGAGATATTTCGGTATTGGTCATTGGCCCCTCCGACTTCATGAGGGCGACTAACATCTCAATCTGCACGTCAATTACGGTTTTCTCGCTCATGCTGCTCTCCCGAATCTGTTAGCCCACTCTGCAGCGCGCGCGGATTCATCGCTGAACCGAACGTTATGCTCTGCGCCGAAGGCATAAATAATTGTGATGAGGTCGCGCATCTCACTGACGCGCATTTTGCTTGTTGACTGGCCCAGCACTACAAAGCCGCCGTTTATGCCGGGAACGGTCTCCTGCTGCTTCAGGGCAGCGCTGAAAACGTGTTTCCAGCTCTCCGCATCCATCTTTCGCCCGTACCAAACCACCTGTTGCGAAACGTCATGCAGGCAAGCCCAAAGCATGCGGTTCTGCGCAAGGCTTCTGGTGTCTTCCTGGATGGTTATTTGCAGAGGTCGGGCTGAATCAGTGGGGAGTTGCTGGATGGCGGTAATACAGTTCTGTTTGACGCTGCTGTTACGAAGCAGGTATGTCTGTTTCTCCATCGCGCTTATCTCTCTTCAGTGCGTCGCTGAGTAGCTTCCTGATGCCCGCAGGCATGCACATTGAGTTAGGATAGCGATTGACGAAGCGACTGATGTCACTTGCCAGCTTATCCAGCTCGGAATCGGATATGACGTGCTCAGGACGTTTTAGGGGGATTACGTTGCTCATGGCTACCTCACCACATCAGGTCGTCGTGTGCCGGCCCTGCATCTTCCATGCTTAGCAGAACGTATCCAGGCAGATAGGCGGAGACATCGGCGACGTGTGATATCTGCCGAATGGCAAAGCGCCCGGTAAATTTATATCCATCCCACTCGCATAGGTTCAGAATGTCGCCTTGCTGGTAGTCTCGGTCGTTATTACGCAGCTCTGCTCGCTTTATCCCGGCGTCAACCGGAGAGAAGTGCTCTGGCAAAATCTTCAGGTCATGCTCTTTCATGCCTCCTCCCGCTTGCTGCTTAAGGCTGCCTGCCATGCTTCCCAGCACATGCGTGTACCCAGCCGGTGGTAGTAATAATCTTTTCGAGCAAAAACATCACCATCCTCAAACTGACCATAATTACTGTTGTACCATTCTTCGAATTTCTGCCGCTCCAGCTCACCTTTGTCGCTCATACATCGCCTCTCTTATCGCTGATGAAATGGATGCAGCCCCTATTAATATGCAGCCGGGAATCATTACTAAGGGTGAGTGAAATCCCAGGCCAAAACTCGTTATGCCAACCCCTGCAATCCATACAAGCCAGTTACCGAATCCACTCATTCTTGCTCTCCTCGCTCGATGGTTTTCACCGTATCTCCTTGTGAAATCTTTACCTCAGCCACAACGAAATCTCGGCTCTGAGTCAGGTGCTTGTATCGCGTGATTGCATTTTCCTTGTCGACAAACAGAGCGATCGGAACGCCGGTCGGTTGATAGATAATTGCGAACATGTTCATCATTCCTCTCCTCGCTCGCGTTCCTGCTCAACTACTCGATAGGCGATGATGTCATCTTCATCGCCGCTATGACCCCACCACCATGTATCCGCAAAGGCTTTCACAACGTCCCCAGAGCGAAATTTTACTTCAGTCACCGCCAAGCCATCAGCCACGGGACACTCTCCACCCTTCCACTCAATCCAGCCGTCAGTATCAACCTGCTGTTCGGCTTGCTTCTCCTGCTGCTCCAGCACAGGCAGAGCAATCTCAAGGGCTTGCAGGTAGAGTTCTGAGTCCATTGCCAGACCAAATACACGCCGATTGCGTTTAAGTGATGCGATGCGGTCACGGCATCTCTCAGCGGTTAGCTTGTTCATTGGCGACTCCTGGGCTAATAGGCTTTACGGTTTGCATAGTGCGCAGCTGCTGCAAGACGATTTCATTGCCTTTGCAGATGCAGCGGTTGCAAATTGCTACCTCTTCCGGGCCAGCGATGATTGTTTCGACATCGTCTTGCGATTTTCCGCAAAAATCGCAATGCCACTTGTTATTTTCTTTGCTCCTCAAAACCCACCTCCCCGCTTTTTGCCGCCTTTGTCGGAACGCGAATCGCGATCGAATTGTGCTTTCATCGGCAGGTATACCGACCGGTGAACGAACGGGATGAAAGCGTTGAAGAACTGGCGATACTGGTCGGAGCGATAGCCCGTTGCGTTATCCACCATTGCCTCTAGCGCGTTTTTCGGGTTGCGTGGCATGCCCACTCCGTACAGTCGAGTGAACTGCTCTACCAGCTCTTTTTCTTCGAGGCAGCGCTCAACCAGATGCATGAGTGCCGGATCCGTTGCCAGAGTCAGCATCACGTTGCTGGGCAAGCCGTGAATTACCTGTGTCATTTCACTCTCCCCGACATTGACCATTTTCCAGATGCAAACATCAGAGCAAACTTGACGTGAGCCTCTGCACTTCGCATATGCAGCTCACTTAACCTGTCGAGACAGATGAAAACTGGACCTTTATAGTCCGGTCGGTCTGCGCGGATATAAGCGGCGATCACTTCTGAATCTTCGTAAGTCAGGTTCATACGGCAGCCCCTTTGTTGTAGCGGCGTGGTTGCTGTTGGGTTTGCTCAGGTCGAGGGCGCGACAATTTTGCGGCTTCTTCCTGGTCGGTTGGTTTGAAGTGTCCGTTGACGAATGCCTGATACACAGTGCCGAGCTGTCCGAAACGGTTCTTGGTGACGATGATTTCAGCCAGCCTCGCGGCGGGTGATTCTTCGTCATAAACGGCTTCGCGGTAGAGCATGATGATGCTGTCAGCGTCCTGCTCGATGCTTCCTGAGTCGCGCAGGTCTGCGTTAGTCGGGCGGCGCTGTCCTTTCGGGCGCTTCTCAACGTCACGTGAAAGCTGGCTCAGTGACATGACCGGCGTCTTCAGGTCTTTAGCCATGCGCTTCAGGCTTCCGGAGATGTGCGCGATCGCGAGGTCATTGCGGTCTGCCTTTGGCTTGTCAATCAGGCCGAGGTAGTCAACCAGGATGAGCGACAGTGCAGGGTTGTTTCGCTTGTGACGTTCCGCAATGGCCCGGATTTGTTCGACATTCATCTTACTGGCATCGACAATCCACACATCCAGCTCCAGTAAGCGGCCCATCCCGCCCGTAACCTTTGCCCAGCCTTCATCATCCATCGCTGCCGGATTTCGAAGCGCTGAAACTGGAAGATTCCCGGCACCTGCAAGCTGACGCTCGACAATCTGGTTTGCGTCCATCTCCATGCTGAAAATCAGCACGCCGCGCTTCTGGTTGCTGTTGGGTAACTTCTGACGACCAACGCCTTCAGCTACGGTCAGTGCAAACTCTGTCTTACCCATGCCGGGGCGCGCGGCCACAATCACGAGGTCAACCGAGTTAATGCCACCGGTAATCTGATCAAGCTCAGGAATTCCAGTCTTCAGCGTGTCTGACTCTTCACCCTGCCGAACACGCTTCTCCAGCAGCTCTTGATAACCATCCAGAACGTCGCGGATATGCATCGGCCTGACTTCATCGCCTGGGCGCTCGATGTCGCTCAGTGACGACATGAAGTTGCTGATAGCGTTCAGAGCTAGCTCATGATTTCCGGCGCCAGTGATTTCACGTTTGCCCGCTTCCATCAGCTCGGTAAAGCGGCGAACCTTGTGGTAGTCGGCAACCACGCGGGCATAGCCTTTCAGGTTTGCTGCTGATGGGCACTTACGCATGGTCTCCATGATGTGACCGAAGCAGTCATCACCAAGGGCCTCTGCGACCATCATGCCGTCAATCAGGCTGCGCTGTTTCGCCTGTCGCTTAATCTCGACAAATGCGCGACGGTACAGCTCGACGCTGAATGCTTCGTCGTCCAGTGTGGCGATCACGTCACTCGCGTCTGGTGTGTATCCGCTAATCAGTAGGCCGCCGATTACGCTGGCTTCAATGTCTGTGTTAATCATCAGAGCGTCCCCTCACGCACTTTGGTCAGCGTTTTTCGCTGAAGCAGGAAATCAAACGTTGCCACCCACTCGCGGTCGTTGTCGCCGAAGTGGAAAGGCCGGGCCTGTTGCATGAAGGCGTTAACGTATGCGCGGAAGCCCTCTTCGTTTGGCGTTGCCAGTGAAGTGATTAGCGTCTTGAGTTTGCGCTTACGCTCGTCGCTGAGCTCAACAGCGTGAGGCAGTCGGTCGCCAGCGAGTTCGTTGTAGCTTTGCATGCAGGCTTCGTAGTTAATCCGGACTGGTTTTCGCTTTTCAGGTTTAACCCGGCCAGCGCTTACCGCCGTAGGGGGTAAGGGGGTGTTTTCTTTTTTCTTTTGAATAGTTTCTTTTGTGTTTAGCTGAGTTGGCGAATGGTCATTAGCTACTTCGGCTAACCTTTTATTAGCTGACTTGGCTAATGTTTCGCTGTGTTGGCTAATGCTGAAATCCCACTCAGAAATAACCTTGTTAATCCCGATCTGGTTACCGTGCGAAACGATGATGTTCATTGCGATCATCTCGTTTTTTGCTGTGCAGACATGGGTATGGTGAATGCCAGTTATTGCTGCAATCTGAGTGTTGGTTATGCGGTCCAGCTTCTTGCCGAACCCGTAGGTTTTTCTGATTACCGCAAGGACGACTTTAAGCTGCCGGGCTGTTAAATCGGCTGACATAACGGCTTCCAGTAGCTCGTTAGCGATGCGGGTGAATCCATCATCGGTATCGGCCACTCTACGCTCCACGACCTGCAAGTCAGGTCTGATTGGTGAGACATTTTTGAGAGCTGCTTCAGCCATAAAGCACCTCGTCACTGTTTACATATCCAGCTATTCCTGGCATAATAACTCCATTGAATTTGTTCAGAATTCGATAGTGATTTGAGAAGCCTCAACTGTTCGCGCAGTTGGGGTTTTTTGCTTTTGAGGCATCACAGCTTCTACAGCCTGCCTTGCCACTTCCCTGATTAAGCTCGTCTCCCAGACCTTCTCCAGAAGAACGAACGTCACAGCCATATCGTGAATGTTTAGCCGGCTGACTTTTGAATCAGCCCAGCCAGCCATCTTCGCGAAGTTACCCTGCCCCATAGTTACCAGGCGGGATCGCAATTCGCTTTCTACCTCGCGAATCCTTTTGCTGTGTTTTGCTGTGTCCATGTTGAATAATTACCTTGTTGTCTTTGGTTTGTTGATAAGACGTGACAAAGCCGCAGCTATTGCCACGAACGTTTTGTTGTTTCGTTTGAGTTAGTCGCCACGTTCTCGGTGGCTTCCGTAGGACTTCATGTCCGTTGTAAAAAGAGCGGTGTTGCTTAAGCGGCTCGAGAGCCGCGTTTCTTGCCGTACTGTAACCAGAGCGGGTCGCACTGGAGGGCTGCGGCAAGTTCAAACAAGAAGCGCGGGCGTTGTGTGGAACCTGCTTCAATTTGCTGTATTGATTGCTGCTTCATTCCAGCTTTCTCAGCTAATTGCGCCTGTGTCAGATTTAACTCCATGCGCTTCTGTTTGAGGCGTTGAGAAATTGTGTCCATTACTCACCTCCACAGTTTTATCTGTATTGTCTAACAGTTACTTCTGTTTGTCAAATACAGCTTTAACTGTGAGGATGTAAGGAAATGGAGAGGATGCTATGAGCCTTGCAGAACGAGTAAAGCAAAGAAGGGCCGAGTTGGGCCTAACTCAGGCTGAAGCCGCAGAAAGGGCTGGTATCAGGCAGCAGTCTTGGGCGAGTATTGAGGAAGGTAAAACATTAAAGCCGCGCAACATTGTGGGTATTGCTGAATCTCTTAGCTGTGATCCGTCATGGCTAGTTAATGGTGGTAACTTCCAGCCTGTTAGCGAGGTGAACACAAGGAGGATTCCATTGATCAGCTATGTACAAGCTGGAGAGATGGCTACTAAAGGCCCTATAGAAGCGCTTGATGGCTCGTGTGAGTACGTCATGACTGATATGGACTGGTCGCAATATACCTTTGCATTAAAGATTATAGGCGACTCTATGGAGCCTGATTTTAAGGCTGGCGATGTCATTATCGTCGATCCGGAAATAGAGCCTGCACCTGGAGAATTTGTTGTTGCGAAGAACGGCGAGCATGAAGCCACCTTTAAAAAGTACCGCCCAACTACTCTTGCAGAAGATGGCAGACAGCACTTTGAATTACTCCCCCTGAATGATGATTACCCAGTAATGCGCAGCATTGAAAAGCGCATCCAGATCATCGGTACCATGGTTGAGCACCGCATTTACCGCCGCAAAAGATAGCATACGCATCATCGGTAAGGTGGTTAAGGCTCAGTGGCCGGAAGAGACGTTTGGGTGAGAAGAGGTCGCAGAGATGCGGCCTTTTTTGTGAAAGATCCAAATCCTTTGCTTGATGTATATAAGCTAATAATCTTAGCTAAAACCAAACTAAGCTAAAAAAGTTAATACTTATTATTACAGTACAATCAATAAGTTACCAGAAAAGACCTGAAATATAGCTAAATTATAATTTAGCTACTATTTACAGCTAATTTTTTATTAGCTAAAGTGCCATCACACCCACAAATGAGGCACAAAATATGGACCCTAAGAAAAGGGCAGTTAAAGCAGCGGCCGTCTCTGCTGCTGTGAGATCCGCACCAAAACCAACTCATACTGGATTAATGTCTACAGGGGTTTCGTGTGCCGTGCTTCCTGATGGTAGACGAGTTGTTTCAATGCAGGGTAACAATGGTCTCGCTGAGACATTTGGAGTATCTGTAGGCTCAAAAATGCCAAGATGGGTACCAGGTGGTGAGGCTGGCCAGCTTCCATATGTTTTACAGGCAGCTGAACTGCAACCTTACATTTCTGATGAGCTGCGAGACGCTATTTCAGAGCCTATCGTTTTCAAAAATACCTCAGGTGTGGGCGCCGCGTATGGATTAGATGCTACTCTTCTTCCTGAGCTATGCGAGGTTTGGTTATCAGCAGAAAAAGATGGAGCCTTAAAACAGAGGCATCATCTCAATACGGCCAGAAAAGCAGAGGCGCTTTATAAGGCATTAGCTCGTGTTGGTGCTGTAGCCCTTGTTGACGAAGCAACTGGCTATCAAAAAGAGCGAGAGCGTGATGAGCTTGCCAAGTTACTTGAGCAGTTCATTGCAAAAGAGATGCGACCCTGGGTAAGGGTATACCCACCGGAGTTTTTCGAGGAGTTATGTCGATTACGTGGTGTACCTTTTAAAGCAAATATGCGAAAGCCTCAGTATTTCGGTCATTTAGTTAACAATATCACTTATGACCGAATGGCTCCGGACCTTAAAGCCATCCTCAAAGAGGAGCGGGCAAGGGCCAATAAACAAGGTGCAAAAATGCATCAATTTCTTTCTGAAGGCGTTGGCAATGAAATGCTCCAGAAAAGATTTGCTGGGATCGTAACATTGATGAAAGTCTGTGATAATTATGATGATTTTATTGAGTTACTCGAACGCGTTCACCCGGTTCTGAAGGGCGCTGACCTTGATGCATCAGACGTAACAGAATGAAGAACTTACCCCGGCCACAGCGCCGGGTTTTTTATTGCGCCGATCCCCATATGACCGCCACCCTATCTCGTTGATATACCAGTAGAAGATCTCAATACCTTCAGTTTTGCCCGCCACACCGATCCCTATGGTTAACGATGTCATTAATGGTAAACGGTTTACCAATGGTGAACTCGTTGCCACTCCTGCACCCGCCACCGCACCGGGTTTTTCATGCCCACCCCTAAAGCTATCTCCTGCCGTGCCGATAACACTAATGTCCAGAGAGACACGGCCTCAGGGCCGGAACAAGCTGATTGTCCGCATCACTCTTGCCCGCCGTGTGCGGGCTTTTTTTTGCCGCTTACGCTTGCAGGTAAAAAAATATCGGCCAATAATGAAAGTGAAATATATCCATCACTTTGCTTGTTGCTCGACAAGTTACCGCCAGCGCTGGTCTGGCGGTTTTTTTTGCCCGCAATCCTGACCTGCACCGTCAGTGCGTCGTCGACAGCAGAGCCAGCGCCATCTGCACTACTATGTCATCTGCTTTATCAGCATAAAGACCTGTTATCTTCTCCTTTATTGCCAGATTAGTTATCGCCCGCCCCTCCCTCAGCAGCTCCATAGTCCCCCTACCAAGAACCTCTCCCACCTCAGGCATCATCTTCCTGTGCAAGTCAGCCACATCTTTGTTTCTCATGCCACCAACCTCCTCCTGTTAAGCCATGAAATCGTAGCACTGAGTCCAGCTTTGTGCGGGATTTTTGCGGCTGTAGAAAATTTATTTCCGTTTAAATACATATATATATGTATTTTCATATCAATTTTACAGTTTTATCTGTTGACGGTAATACAGTTTTATCTGTATCTTTAATCCATCAGCAGGACGCTGGCGCAGTACGAAACGGATAGCAGCTCTTTGTAACAACGAGCGGGAAGCTCTACGGAAGGTGCCGAGAACGCACCGAACTCAAACAGTGGTTACTGAGTGCATTGTTGCGACAGTGCAGCCAGTAACTAACCGGAGGATTTATGGCGAACATCGTCTATGGCAAATCACTTAACCCTGTTGGAAAAGATAACGCGAAGTCACGCCGCAACGCTCGCCGGGCTGAAGAGGCTATTAAGGCGCGTGAGATTGAAGCGATTCTGGCGAGCGCATTTAGTCAGGAAGCGCCGCAGCGTCGCGTGGAACTGAGCCGCGCTGAGATTGCCTGCAAACGGCCGGCAGCTGACCGCGTAGTCAAAGCCGTCGATACAGAGACGGAGTATCACAAACAGATTCTGGCCGGCGCATCGATGTATGTAGAGCACCGCATCAGCACCAAATACCAGAAGGTCAGCAACGAAGCTGGCCGTCAGATTCACGCTGTGCAGAAGATGCGCGGCAAATCGATTCCATTAATTTGAGGTGAGCATGTTAACTGTTGCAGCAAACGAAGAGCTGAAGATGTCCAGCCTGGACTTCCTGAATAACATCATCAATCCAGCGCGGATCGAGTCCGGGCAAAACGCAGTTCGTCCATCGGACTTTCACGAGCGAGTCAATGATGAGATTGATGAAGAATTAAACTACGAAAATTTCGTAGTTGGCAAAACCGGACATAAAACCTACTACACCATGCTCAACATGGAGCAAATGACCCTGATCGGCATGAGGGAGTCTAAAGCGGTTCGCCGCTCAGTGTTGTCCTCCCTGAAAGAGATGCAGGCTAAACAGTATCAATTACCAGACTTCACTAATCCTGCTGAGGCAGCAAGAGCATGGGCTTCTGAATTCGAGCAGAAGAAACTGGCGCAGCAGCAACTGGCAATAGCCGCTCCCAAAGTGGAGTTCTATGACCGCTACGCAGATGCATCTGGAACTTTTGGTTTCCGCCAAGTGTGTAAGGCGCTGGGTGAGAAAGAGCACTTGGTGCGCACAGTGCTGGTTGAGAAAAGTGTCATGTACCGGCTTGGTGGTCAGCTTACTCCTTATCAGAATCACATCGATGCCGGACGCTTTACGGTTAAGACGGGTGAGGCAGATAACGGACACGCTTTCACGCAGGCTCGATTCACAACGAAGGGCGTGACGTACGTTGCTGGATTGATTGCAGAGTACAAATTATCGGCTGCCTAACCCGCAGCCTTTTCATATCGGGAGGTTCCATGAGCAACGCTGACTGGATTATCGGCTGGATAGTGATAGCCGGGCTTATGTTGGCTGGTTATTTAGCGAGGGGGTGAGATGAGTACAGGCATAGGAAAACACAAGTTCAGCACCAGTAACGGCAGCATCTGGAGTCCTGATGAAGCCATCTGCCCATACTGCAACTATGAGCACTGCGAAGCCGACCATTGTGATGTAGGAATTGGGTTGGTTCAGTGCGGCCCATATCACTGCCCTGTCTGCGAGGCATCGGAAATAAGCAGCCTTGATACCCGCGAGCTTACCGAAAGGGAAAAAGAGACCGGATGGTTTGAGCCGGGAAGCCCTGTTAGCGATGTAGCTAACACAGTTAATGGCCGACTCGTTGATCATCGTGAGGCTAAAGAATATTACGACATTGGCCTGCTGGATAAGAAAGCGCTGGGCCAGTAACCGCAAGGAGAGATATATGGCTTCGAGACTGGAAATTACAGAAGAGAAACCGGTATGGCTGACTATGACCAATGAAAACCTGACGGATGGTCGAGGTGAGCAGGTAGTGCTTCACGTGTGCTGGCATGAAGAAACAGCCGTTCGCCTAGGCAAGGGGAAGTACGTGATGGGTAGCGACTGTCCAGTGCAGCGAGCATGGGCAGTGAAGGTAAATGGAAGGTGGCACGTTCCAGCGAGAATTGAGATTGAGAATGCCACCGACAAACTGGTGCGCGCCGCTAACGAGGAGCGCAAAAGAGTCATCGGGAAAATGCGCGAAGCAGGGTTCACCGAGGAAGAAATTGGAGCCTTACAACAACGATAGCAGCGCAATGGCTTGTCACGACAGGCCATGACGGTGCTAGTCACCAATCGCACATCGGTGCGAGATAACTACGACACACTCCTTGCCAGCCTAGCGCTGGCTTTTTTATGCACTAACACCAACCAAATTAACTGAGGTATCCCATGCGTCTTTCTTTCGCAGGGGCAGCATCGGGCTGCCCGCAAAACACTATGTTCGATTTCAAATTAACCGGCGCTGACGTTATGTCGTGGAAGCCGAAGAGCCGCTTACAGAAGCTGGTAGAGCGTCTGATTCAGGCGGTAACTCAGCCTGGCAATCCGCAATGAACGCGCCAGCAGCAGTTGAGCAGTACCGCAAGCAGCAGGAAGAGCTGGAGCGCCAGCGCCGGGAAGAAGAGCGACTGGCTGGCTACGACTTCACTCGCATGTTGCTGGAAAAATTAGGACTGAGGGTTAAGTGATGAAACTGAAACTCGAATGCGGCGAGTTGAAAACTCGCGCCGGATACCGCACCGGAATGATGGTTATCGAAGCTGATGAAGTGTCTCTGCTCGACTTCAGCGGCAAGCAGCTGCTTAACCAGATGGACATTAAAGACGTCATGGAGTGGCTTACAGAGCAGGGTTACACGATTCATCAGGAGATAGCAGCATGATTGGCCCGGATATGTATTTCATCGAGATGATGCAGGCCATCTTAGAGCCTGTGCTCGACCAGATGACGCCAGAGCAAGCCGCAATGGAAGCGATTGCTGATTACCGTACGGAGCAACAGGCAGTACGCATGGGAGTGTCATATGAGCGTTTATAAGGCCATCAGCGCAGTGGCAAAGGAGATGGCAGAGCAAGGTATCAGTAAAGATCGTGAGAACCGGCAGCAGGGCTTTAACTTCCGTGGTATCGACCAGGTTTATAACGCCCTGGCTCCGGCGCTTGTCCGCCACGGCCTGCTTATCCTTCCTCGCATAACTGAGCGCACAGTGACAGAGCGAGTCACACAGAAAGGCGGCGTGCTGTTCTATGTGGTCGTTAAAGCGGAGTTTGATTTTGTCGCCACGGAAGACGGCAGCCATCACACGGTTGTGACGTATGGGGAAGCAATGGACAGCGGCGATAAGGCAACGAATAAAGCCATGTCGATCGCCTACAAATACGCAGCATTTCAAACCTTCTGCATTCCTACAGAGCAGACCGCAATCGATGCTGACGCTGAAGTTCACCATGTGGCGGCGAGGTCACCGGATGACATCCTTGCTGACTTTACGGCGCAGGCTGCTGAATGCCTGACTCTGGATGACCTTAAGGCCATCTACAAGCCCGCATGGAACGCGATGGCGTCATCACCTGAACATCAACAGAAATGCGTCGAGGTGTTCCAGACGCGCGGAAAAGAACTGGCTAAGGCGGCATAAATGGCAAGCAGAGGCGTCAACAAGGTAATCCTCGTCGGGAATTTGGGTCAGGATCCAGAAATTCGCTATATGCCCAACGGAGGGGCCGTAGCAAACCTGACTATCGCCACATCGGAGAGCTGGCGAGACAAGGCAACCGGTGAGAATAAGGAGGTTACTGAATGGCACCGCGTTGTGCTGTTCGGCAAGCTGGCAGAAGTAGCTGGCGAATACCTTCGCAAAGGCTCTCAGGTCTATATCGAAGGCCAGCTTCGCACCCGTAAATGGCAGGACAACAGCGGGCAAGACCGCTACACCACGGAGATTGTGGTGAACGTCGGCGGCGTAATGCAGATGCTGGGCGGCAAGCAGGAAGCGAGCCAGGGAAACAACAAACCACAGTCACGGAGTCAGCCGCAGCGTGGGTCATCTACGCCACCGGCAAACAATGAACCTCCGATGGACTTCGACGAACCACCCTTCTGATTTAACCCTCCACTAAGGCACCTGTATGTACTTAACACCGCTTGAATCGGCGCATTACGCACGCCTGTCAGAAATACAGCAGGAGCGCTTTCTGTGGCGTACAGAGCAGATGACGCCGCATCAGAGAAAGTGTCAGCAGGTTGCCTTATCAGCTGTAGCTGCAATGGAAGCGGCTAAGCGTGGAAAGGAACACGAGCGCAGGTTAACGCCAGAAAGGAAATGGCAGCTCATGGAAGAGAACCGGAAGAGGAAGGTAGCGCTGGAGACGTCAGTGCGCCCTCCTCTTCCGCGAATCATCGTCACAACACCTCAGGCGTTCTGGCTCGATTACAAGACGGTCCGACTTGGTTTTGGTGGGGCTATCAGGCAGGAGTAACCATGAATACAGCAAAGAAATTAGAAGTCTTCAGGGCAGACCCTCGCTGCTATGAAAATAACGTCATGAACCTTGTCACTGTATCGGGAGGAAAAGACAGCCTGGCGCAGTGGTTGCTGGCGATCGAATCAGGCGTGGAGTTTCAGGCTGCTTTCGCAGACACGGGTCACGAGCATGCACAGACAATGGAATACCTGGATTATCTGGAGTCGAAGCTTGGCCCGCTGCGCCGTGTTAAAGCTGATTTCACACGTCAGATTGAAGGCAAGCGACAGTTCGTGGCGGAGAAATGGCCGGCATCGCTGGAGAAGCTCGGGTTTAGCGCTGCAGAGTCAGAGAAGACCATCCAGCGCGCGCTGCGGGCATTAAAGCCATCTGGTAACCCGTTCCTCGACATGTGTATCTGGAAAGGCACCTTCCCTTCAACAATGCGTAAATTCTGCACCTTTGAACTGAAGCAAATACCGATGGACCAGCAGGTAGTTCAGCCAATCATCACTTCAGGGAAAAAAGTCGTGAGCTGGCAGGGCGTCCGGGCACAGGAGTCGCCTAAGCGCGCCCTGCTTCCTGAGTGGGAGGAAGGATTCGATATCGGCCCAAATCTCGCGCTTTACCGTCCCATTTTAAAATGGACGCATGATGACGTTTTTGCCCTTGCGCGGCGCCACGGGATTAAGCCTAACCCGCTGTATCAGCAAGGGTGCAGCCGTGTCGGGTGTATGCCATGCGTCAACGTAAACAAGGCCGAACTGGCTGAGATATTCACGCGCTGGCCGGAGGAAATCAGCCGCGTTGCTGAATGGGAGCGCATCGTAGCCCAATGTTCAAAGAGAGGTAATGCGGCGTTCTTCCCGTCAACGCTCGATCCGATGAGGTCTGAGGGTGATGGCACGAAGGTGAGCCTTGATTCTCACGGTATAGAGACATACCGGGACTGGGCACTTACAACCCGCGGCGGACGACAGTTCGACATGCTGGGTGCGATGGATGACAAGAACGTCTGCAGCAGCGTTTACCTGGGCGTGTGTGAATGACTATTTCGCCGCTCGGCGGCACAGGAGGATAAATGATGGCTACCTACGCAAAAGCACAGGTAAAGCGAGAGGCTCGCCTGGCACGCATCCGAGAGATGGCGGGCAAAATGCCTGCGCACGCGATAGCTGATGCGCTGCACATGTCGCCGGAGTCTCTCAGTTGGCAGTGCTGGCGTAACGGAATATCACTGGCTTATCAATACAAACCCATCACGCCAGAGCAACGTCGCTACATCATGGAGGCGCGCGAGTCAGGCGTTCCATACGCAGAGATTGCAGAAAAAACCGGCCGGAGCATTCCACAGGTCCGCACCATCGTCAGCAACACTAAAAATCGTGGGGTACAGTGGAAATGATGCAATTTACGGAAGAGCAGAAAGCGGCGCAGCCTGTTTATCAGTTCATCGCAAATAACCCTGACAAAGATGGATATGTCGAATGGGCAGACTGCAATCCTGACTATTTCAGCAAAGAGCCTTCTGACAGGCGTCGAATCCTCTACACCGCGCCGCCCGCCCCGACCCAAACAGCGCCTGACTATAGCGAATGCCCGCTATGCGACAGTTCATATATAGCGGGTATGCGGGCGGGATTTAACTTCGGCGACTCTGGCGACAACGAGGGGTTTAACAAGGCAGTGAACTCTCGTCGCAAACAGATTTCGGATAGCCTGAATGCCACCGCGCCGCAGCCTGTGAAAGTGAATTTAACCGGCATCATGGCCTCTTTCCCTGCTGTAGGCGAAGGGATTTATCTTGAAAAGGCTGGAGTTGAAAGAGCTATCCGACAAGCAGGCGGACAAGTGGAGGGGTGATTATGGAAAAGTACCCGCATGGTTTAACCCTGAACGCAGTTTGTGCGGCGCTGGAAGATTATCAGCACTACGAAGATACGCTGCCAGAGAAAGGCATCCTGGCAGCGTTTAACACATTGCTGGGCCACTCTGACATTGCCGAAGAATTCCGGGCGCTGGAGCAGAAACTTAACGACCAACTTGGCGTTAATGCGCAAATCGTAAAGATACAGCAAAAACTAATAGCTGATATTGGTGCGATGGTGCAGCGAGCAGAAGCAGCAGAGGCGAAGCTGGCCGCCGCTATCCCTGAAGGCTGTCAGCTTGTGCCGGTTGAGCCGACAGAGGGCATGGTGATTGCTGGATTTGAGTCCGAGCCTGACGAGTCTTTTAGCACCGACGAAGAATGGGAAGCATACGAAGCAATGAGCGGATGTCAACAGGCCGCACATAGGGCAAAGCTTTGTTATGCAGCAATGCTGGCAGCAGCGCCTAAACCCTTCACCGATTGACCCCTTCCCCGTCATGATTTACTGTTTATGCAAACAGTATTTTGGCGGATATATGCGCACATTCATAAGCGGCGTGGCATTCTACATGCTCGACGAGGGCGAACGACTGACGAGGGCGCAGGTCTATAACCATCTCCACGCATGCGGCTATGTCATCTGGCCCCGAGATGGCAAGTGGGACGTGCGTGAGATGGGGTTACAGGGATGGGAGAAGATAAGCGATAAGCTCTTCGATACGGAGAACGAAGCGTTCGTGTTCGCATATGATAAGTATTGCAGGGATGAAGAGATTAAGAGCCGGGGCTGGCGAAGGTAGCGGTATACTCATGGAAGGAGGATTTCTTATGTCACACAATATCGCAGCACGCAGCAAAGAAGAACGCGACCGGATGAACGTCGATTTAGCGGCGTCAGGCGTTGCTTATAAAGAGCGCATGAATATGCCGGTCGTGGCGTATGAAGTGGAGATGCAGCAGCCGGAAGCGCTGAGGGAATACTTTCAGGAGCGGTTGAAGTTCTACAGGGAGGAGTCGAATAAATACCCGCGGGGTACGGACCCGGTTTATCAGAAGGAGAGCAAGGAATGATCAAATACTTACTGGTAGGTGGGCGCGCTAACGGCAGGGTTGTTGAAAGGCCAAACGTCGTGCCTAAGATAGATATCGATAATGATTATGATGGAGATGAGGAAGAGATTTATGCCTCCTATATCCTTAATTATCAAGATAAAGGGTTTTGTGCTTTCGGTATTTTAGTTGGTTATGCGTTTGATACAGTTGAGCTAGAAATTCTTGTTGAAAAGCATAATCTGCCAATCTACTCCACGGAGGAAGTAACCCTTCCTTAATTGCATCCAAAATTAAACAGACCTCGCCCCGGCGGGGTTTTTTATTGCCTATAGGAAACCGAAATGACACATCCAGATCCGATAGATGAAGCAGCAGAACGCGAGCAGCAATTGATAGAGGTTGCGCTGGCGAACCGCCCGCGGCCGGCGGTTGAGTTCACTGGCAAATGTCACTACTGCGAAGAGGATATAAGCAAGGGGCATTATTGCGATGCAGGATGCAGAGAAGACCATGAGCGCGTGTTGTGGGCGCAGAAGCAGAGGTCCGTGGCATGAGCAAGATGACATTCATTGTTGAGTTCGAGGATGGGAAGGAGCCGCCAGTCAGTTTTACTAATGACTTTATGGGCAGTGGCGGCACCCTGTGCTCGGCAGCCTTTTATGATTATAAAGATGATTACCTGAGTGAAGATGACCGGGATTTAATCACAGAGGCGCTCGCTGAATTTTTCGAAGAAAACCCCGCAAGAGAAGATTCAGATATTTTCCGCAAGCTCAACTTAGTCTCCGAATAACTCCACCCACCCTATTCACTATCGCGCTCTGCGTGAGGAGTTGTTATGTCTGAATATAAGTGCTGTCGCTGTAAGGCTGAGCTTGATGGCTACAGTGCATATGAATATCGCGGCTTCGTGGCATGTGGAGACCACTTCGATGAGGTGGTTAAGCTGGTCGATGCGAAGCGTGCCGACCTCATTGAGCGTGAAGCGTCACGCCTGAAGACGCTGGCCGGGCTAGATATCCATCCAGACTCACCTATTGGGCAGACTAATCGCCGGATATTAGGAGGCGTTATCGAGGCCGTAGCCAAGGAGCACCCAATCGAAGCGGAATACCGTAAAGGCATGCTGTGAACACTATCCCCGATATATCCCTCGGCGAACTACTCAGATGGCTCGCCGTTTTTATTTGTATCGTGCTGGTCTGGCTATGGCCGCCAAAGGAGTAGATATGAGCCTTGATGTAATGCCCATTTCAGCATACTGCCAAACCACAGGAGAATCGGAGGAAGCCATTAACAAACGGATACAAAGGAAGATCTGGAGGATGGGGGTTCACGTATTAAAAGTGGACGGCGTCCGGGAGCGCTGGATAGATACAGAAGAGGTGAACCGATGGGCAAGAAGCAGCAAGGATCCGCTTTACCGCGCGGAATAACCGTGCGGCGCCATAAGACTGGCGAAACGCTGCAGCTGACATTTACGTTTAATGGCGTTCTGTGCAGAGAGCCATTGTCTGGGATGGAAGTGAACGCACGAAACATAAAGTACGCCGAGCGGTTTCTGGGAGAGATTCAGAACCGCATCGCGTCGGGGGATTTTAACTACCTGCAGTACTTCCCCCGCTCAAAAAAGGCCGCGCTGTTTGGGCATCAGAAGAAGAAAAAGACGGTAAAGGACTATCTGGAGGAATATCTGGTTATCAGCGAGAACCGTAACCTGTCACCCTCTACGCTGGACGGCTACAGGAAGTGCCTGCGCGCGCTGAAGGTGCTTCACAATATCTACGTGACGGAGCTAACGCCGGCGGCACTCAAAAACTGGGTGTCGACGCAAAAGACGAAGCTGAAGACTATCAGAAACCGGCTGTCGTTTTTGCGCAGCGCCATTGATGAAGCGGTAACAGATGGGCTCATCAGTGATAACCCTGTTGCGCACATCAGCGCATCTCGCTACTTTTCTGTTGAGTATGGAAACACAGAGGAGTACGAGGTTGACCCGTTCACGCCGGCAGAAATCAGCATCATCTATATGCACTGTCTTTTTCCCCAATGGAAGGCGACATTTCAGTTTGCGCTGAATACTGGTGTGCGCCCTTCCGAGCTATGTGCTCTGCGGTGGCGGGACATAGACTTCGAGAGGAAAACGGCGTTTGTGCAGAACGCCGTGGTCGAGGGTGTTGAGAAATCAACGAAGACGCGCGCCGGCACAAGGAAGATAGATTTAAACGAGGAAGCTATCGAGTCGCTCAGCATCATGAAGCAGTTCACGCAGCTGAAGAGCGAGTTTGTTTTCGAGGACCCGCGCACCGGTGAGCCATGGGCTGGCTCAGATGCTATCCGTCAGAAGGCGTGGCGCATCATCATGCGCGAATCAAAGCTCAGGTATCGCAACCCGTATCAGACGCGTCACACGTTCGCGACGATGCATATCAGCTCAGGGGCCAACCTGTTCTGGCTATGCAAGCAAATGGGGCATAAAGGACCGGACATGCTGTTTAGAAACTACGGCTCCTACCTTGTCGATTACGATGGGCACCTGTCGCGGCCGACGATCAAAACCGGCAGCGAATAACGGGTCAATTTGAAGAAAAATGCACGTGTAGTGCACGTGAAAAAGGATCCTTTTATGAAACCATTAAATATCAAAGGGTTACGAAGATATGAACGCGGGTTCGAATCCCCCTCTCACCGCCATCATTTCGAAGAAGAGTCTGAACTTTGGTTCAGACTTTTTTTGCCTGTCGCTCAGTGAGAGGACGGTAAACGCCCTGCCTCTGCCGGGTTCGACAACTGGCGCAGCAGGATAAAGAGCGAGCCTGCGATGCTGCACGCAGCGGATTAACTCCTTTTAATGCTGCTATTCCGATTCAATTAACGTTTTCATGGTCCCAGGTGAAATGTTCGAAAGTCATTCTACCTGGCATCACGCGTTCCGCTTTTTAAAACGGGAGGCGAAGATAAAAGATACCCGGAAGCAACTGATCCAGTGGTCAATGAGTAATAGGGCGGCCTGTTCTCGTGTAAAGCTGCGAGCGTTGTATATCTTGTTAAATCCTTAAGTAACCGCCGGGCTTTGAGAGCGTAGTGGTAAGCGCTGTACTCAAATGCCGTCGCGGCTTTAATCTTTAAAAGACAGGCGGAAAAAAGCCGCCAAGGCAGCGCTTTTACTTTACTTAATGAAATCTTCAAAACGACTTTGATTATCTACCAGCCAGTCTGGCATTAATTCCTTTGTAACAGGCCTGATTGCCATTTTGCGGGGCCGGTTCCAGATATCAATATTTTGTTCAACGCAACGGCGAATATGATCTGGGTTATTAAATTCGGGTAAATTATGCTCAGTGTGAGAAATGGTAGCCATTTTTTCGCTAATGCGATCATCACTCATTACCCAGGAAAAGTGCCAGCCAGCATCATAAACGACATGCGTCCGTAGTTTAAGAAGTCTCCAGCGCCACCAGCACTCCCGAACAGGCGTGCCTTTACGTTTAACATTGCGAAGCAACTCTGGCTGCCCATGGAAAAAATGCTTCAGGCGCTTAAAGGTGACCATTTTAGGTAATTTACACAGCCGCGGGGAACCATCGTCATTCAGAACCTGCACGTTGAATTTGAAATTATAGAAGTTTTGGTAAAGCGTTGTGCAGATATGCCTGCGACTAAATCGACTTAAAGCCTCCGGACGAGGGATTTCATCTACGTCAGAAACGATAATAACATCGTTGTCTTTAGCATCAACAAGCCCCTTCATAATGGAGTTGCGCGCTGTAGATTCGTTTTCCCAGGGGTCGGTTTCACCCGCTTTAACCAGAGAGCTATTTGAAAAAAATTCTTGTTCATAAAATGTCGGCGGCGTGTCGTTCACGACATAAATGATCTGATCGCGGAAGGCGCTAAATTTCTCGATGTCGAAGTTGAGCTTGTCGCGCTTCTTACCAGTGAACGTATAAAGTGACTCGACAATGACGAATTTATCAACGTGGGCATGCAAAGTGTGAAGTCTTAGTTCGAGAAGAAGGTCTTCATCGTAGTATAAAAAGCAATCATAAATCATCGTTATAAGCTCGCATGCAAAGCGTAAGAAAAACGTAATGATTTTAGCAAATTTATACAT